CCCCGCTTGCACTTTTTTGTAAGTTTACACTTGTACACTTGGTTGATTCTTATTTCTGCTTATGTATATCTATTTTCCTCTGTAATGCTCCTAGATTGCGTTCTAAGGGCTTTTATGGTGTAAAAGGTACTGGTATACTGCTCTGGGGGTTGGATCGCTTAGAACGGCTTCTGGGGGCTGCGGGTTTTTGTGGGGAAATATACTTTGACAAAATTTTATGTGATGTAGTATACTAGTTATATATGGTTAATTCGAAAAGGAGAAGATAATGGCCAAGGGATTGGTTTTTGAGAAAGATCCATTCTGGCTTACCGAGAAAGAGGGGGCAGCGGATCGTCTTGATGATTTTGCTGCGATAGCATTATCAGATGGACGCAAAGATATGTCGAAGCAATTGAAGGCAATTGCTCAGCAACTAAGAGAAAAAAAGTTAATATGAGTATAGATACACCGGTTTCATTGGATCGGCAAATAGATGAAGAGCCTATGATAAAGATAACAAAAGTAGGTTGGGCTGGATACATGTGGGATATACCTATTCCAGACACATTATGTCAACTGAGTATTGATCGTATTTATCCCACGAAGAAGTGGGCCTTATGGGCGGCACGGAGGCATTGGGTAAAGCATCAAAAAGAAATGAAAGTTGAATACTATCTCAGAAACGTGCAGATGCTAGAAGAAGGCCATCCTGATCTAGTGTTAGCTTTCTCAGATAATCTAGAAGAATCCAAAGGAACTGCTATGATGGTAAAGTTAGCTAAAGATGCTGGAGTACCAGTGTATGTGATAGGAAGAGGATAATGAAAGTATATGCTATAACCTACTATACAGGAGATGCTGACGTAACTTTTAAAGTTTACAAGAAAAAGAGTACAGCACTACGTGTTCTTAATGTAATGAACCTAATGGAACCAGCCACCCAACATTCAGGTGGAGATTTTTACAATCTAGTAGAATGGGAAGTAGAATGATTGAAGTAAGTTTATATGAATCAGATGTAGAAGTGTTAAAAAGCATCGCACATGGTAACGCACTATTTTCAGGTGGGGCTGGTGATTGGGACCCGAAAGTTGGTTTATCGCTTCTGATAGAGCGTTGGAACGAACAAGATGATGAAATAGAAAGATTACAGAAAAGAGTTAAAGAACTAGAAGAAAGTATACAACAAGCTTTTAGTGGAACCAAAAAACATGAGAAAGATATAGAGGCAGGACAATGAATAGAATATTAGTAAGAACAAAACCAGAACTAGAAATAGTAGAATACCATGGATGTTCAATAATCCTAGATAACGCTGATCGTAGCGTCAGAATTGAAAAAGGAAGCGAAACCGTAGCACACTACGATAAAGACGAATATCTAGTAATAACACAGGAGATAGGATGAACATCATCAACACCACAGTAGAGTTCGAAGAAAGAGAACGAGTAAAAGACCCAAACATGCTAGGCTACGAATGGGGAAACTACGAAGACTACTACTGGTACGGCATCATGAAAATGAACGGAATACCAATCTTCGAAACAAGAATCAACTACATCTACGACGACGAACAACAAATGCTAGAACAAGTAATTGAAGCCTACGCTAGATACATCAAACCATACAAAGAAACAATACTAGCCTAAGCAAACAGGGCACCCGCAAAGGTGTCCTGTTTTTGCGTTACAGACGAAATATAAACTAGATTCGACAAAGGAGAAGCAGAATGAAAGAAAGTATCTTCCTACAAAAAATGGCGAAACTCTACGCCCAAGAAGAAACAATGATGATCATGGAAGGTGACTTCGTGACATTTGCTGTAGAAGACGAAACAGAAATCGGTCGAGTAGAATACGTCATGACAGAAGGCTACTTCAGCATACCAGAATCAAAATACTACACCGAAGCCACACCAGAAAACCCAGCACTCCTCATTAGAATCTACGAAGAAAAAGAAGAAACAGAATACATGATAGGCAAACTCTACAGCGAAGTACAACCAGCCAACCTAGACGAATACGAAGCAAACGAAATGGAAAACGAAGAAGAAGACTAGAAACAGGAAACAAGAAAGAAATATGCATAAAAATCTTAAATTTATATTATTGGCATTAGCATATTTGGGAGTCATACTTGCAGCAAACTGGGCGCTAGTTACATGGGGAATGATATCAATAGGATTCGGCCTAATGGCACCAGCCGGTGTATTCTTTGCAGGACTATCATTTGGTCTACGAGATGCATTACAGGAAAGCCATGGAAGGCTATCAACAATAACTCTCATTTTTATTGGAGCAGGACTATCGTGGTTCATTAGTCCAACGTTCGCTCTCGCATCAGGAATAGCATTTCTTTTTGGAGAACTAGCCGACCTTGCTGTATATACGCCTTTAAGACAAAAACAATGGACCACAGCAGTAATTGCTTCAAACATAGTAGGATCAATCATAGACTCCATACTTTTCCTTCTCCTAGCTTTCGGAACAGAAGAGCTAACATGGCAAGGACTAGCCGGATTAACACTAGGAAAATTTTATATGATCATACCATCCATCTTCATAGTGAAATACTATAGAAATCAGACCAATGATCTACTACGGCAATCCGTGTAACGAAAAGGTCAAAGATGCTATTTCTGCCGGAACAATAGGATGCATCACACAGCCAGGACAAAGAAACGTCACCTTTCCAGAAGAATGGGACATGATAGCAGACAATGGATGTTTCTCAAATAAATGGAACCATCAACACTGGCTCAACTGGATGACAGAACTACCAAGACAAATGAGATTCATGGTAGCGCCAGATGTTTTTCACAAAGACGGAACAGAATGTCATGAAGCAACAGTAGAAAAATGGAACTACTATGCCCCCATCATCGAACGACACGGATTCACCCCAGCATTCGTATGCCAAATAGGCTGCACACCAGACAACATGCCAGACGCCGAAGCATACTTCCTCGGCGGAACAACAGAATGGAAAATAGGAGAACCAGCACAACTCGTCAGCAAAGAAGCAAAACGACGCGGAGCATGGCTACACATGGGAAGAGTAAACTCACTTAAACGACTACGCATAGCCGCATCATTTGAATGCGACTCGGTAGACGGAACATACCTCACATATGGACCCGACAAAAATCTACCACTATTAACAAAATGGATGAACATGGTAAACGAAGAAATAAGAAAAGGAGAAACACATGGAAATATATGAAGAAAGACCAACATTCCCCAGTCTCAAAGAAGCAGACACAGCACACAACATCATCCAAAAAATCGTCGCAGGAGCCTACCTCGACCTAGAAGACAACACCATCTGCATCGACGGCTGGATACCCATCACCGACAACGAACTCACCTACATCAGAAAAATCGCCGCCCAACAAGCATAATCACCACGAATTAAAAAAATAGGGATCAGAAAAAAATATATTGCGGAGAACGACAAAAGCCCCCTCAATTGGGGGCTTTTGCTTTACGCTGGATTTGTTCTCAGCCAACCACACTTAGGACACTGATTCACACCTGGAGCTAAAACAAACTTGCATTGCTCACCGTCAGGTTTTTTATGGAAATCAAACGTGAACGTTTTAGGTGGTTGATCAAAAGGATCGTCCGTCATAAACGATATGCGTTCAGAATACGGTCAATATATTCGTTAGGTCTACGTTCGATAGTAGACCAAGAAGGTAGCCAAACATCTGGCCGACCAGCAGCAATCCACTGCCTAGCTCCACCTATACCAAGGTTATAGGATGCTACTTGATCACGAATATTATCCCCCAAATACAGTGAAGCAGTGTAGAGATAATTTTCAATAAAGTCTATCGCCCAATATGGATCAAAAGCTTCTTGCATGGAAACCCTAGGATGAGCAATTGTATTGACTTGTGCCAAGCCCCAATCGTTCTTATCGGCATATCCAACCGCACCTGGGTCCCAACCACCCTCATAGTACAATATGCCCCAAATGGCGTGCCACTCATCATCATCCTGACCATCTACAACAGGTAGGAACATTAAAGTTTTCATTGTATTCGGGCCAACAACCCCATCAACTTTAATTGAACCAATTTTCTGTAACTTCTTCACGGCATAATCTGTGTCCGGACCAAATACGCCATCAACTTTGATAGAAACACCAAGACCATCACAGTCGTTCAGAAGTCTCTGAATAGCTTTCACACCATAATGAACAGCAAGTTCATCTAGCGGAATTGGTTGACCATCAATAAAACGGAGAACGGCTGCTAACCCAGGCTTGTTCCATCCTTCGCCTAAAAGATAATATTTGCCGGGAGTTGTGGGGTTTTTAAGAGTTCCACCTCTACCGTCTGATGGCCACGCTCCACGTCCTTGTCTTTCTAACATTTTATCCTACTTTCTTCCAAAAGAATACTGTAATGTATGGTTTGCCGTCTACGACCTCGGGACCGTTGACGGCAATAAAATCTTTCATACCTTCAAATACGGCTTTTGTTTCTCCTTGCCCAAGAATACCTTGACATGGAAGTTTGAGCCAAGCTAATTTGTAACTATTCCCACTCATTAACTTTTACCCATTCTGTTATCGTAACCTCTTTAGGGAAAACTGTATATACATTTGACGGTTCAAAATCTATTTCTGCGTCTCCAGCACCACAGTAATATGTAAAAGCATAAAAGGGTGTCGTCCCATCTTTTGAAGTAAATACAACTTCTTCATCAAAGCCCCAACGACGTTCGCCTTTATTATTTGTGGCGACAATAACCCATTTATCGGAAGCGTCCTCTGCAATTTTTTCTAGCTCTAGTTCTGAGAACTTAATCATAGTATTCTTTATCCTCGTCAAATAAATTTGTTTCTTCACCATCTCTAGCATAACGATATCCGCTGAGAATGATTCTATTTCCTTTAATTTCGAATTCATCATCGAAATCTATTTCTTCCCAAGCATCTAGGATTTGATCCATTAATATTTTAATACGAGAGTCTTCAAAATCAAATGGATCTTTAATTGTTTTTATTACATGAACTTTTTTCAATTCTCGTTCTACGCTTCTTCTTCTAGCCATTTCTTTCTTTCCTCTAAGACTTTCGCTCCAGTATTCATACATTCAACCCAGTGATCTACCTCATCTCCAGAGAAGTATTCTGACACAACTTCAAAGATAGTGTAGTTTCCCTCTGCTATGTACCACCGTCTTTCGTGATATATTTTTCTAAAATCACCCATGATGTTTCTCGCAATTCTTGAATAGATGGTTAAGAATTACAGCGTCAGGTTCTTCTGCATCAGAGTATTCTAGCAAAATCCAGCAATCTGGACATCTTGTTTTATTGATCTTTTTCACAGGATAAACTCCTTTTATTCACAGGGAAACGCCTATAACGTCTATGTTAGCTTCGTTAAACAGACCTAAAGTAACGTCTTCTCCAAGACGTTGGAAATCTTCTTTTAGATACACTATTCTAGCACATCCAGAGTTAACAATCAACTTGGCACAGTTGAAACATGGCCAACCGTTGACATATAATGTTCCACCTTGACGCTTAAATGGATCTGAAACTGATAGACAGTTTTGTTCAGCATGGTTGGAGTAGCAGAGTCCATCACCATAATCGTATGGTGTTCCCGATGGAACATTGTTTATTGCTCTTGGACAGCCACCCCAATCACAATGCTCAAACCCTGAAGGTGTCCCATTATACCCTGTTGCGTTGATAATCCCATATCTATCAACAATTATTGCCATGTATTGTTTTTTGGAACAAGTGGAGAAAATCTTTGCACCATCAATACACCATTGCATCCATTTTAGATCTTTATTTTCCATATTGTTGTATAAATTCTACAAAAATGTCCTGTAACTTAATTCCGTTTATTTTCAATTTATCATTACTTAATTTTATTTTAACTGGAAATTTAGAATAATGAAGATTACGACAGGCTATATACCGATGGTTACCATCAGAAAGAATGATACCATTTTGCCCTATTGTTATCTCTGCGGGGTTTATTAGCCCACGTCTCTGAATATCAGCCATAAGTTGGCCAATATATATTTTATCCTTAAAGTTGGTTTCATTGGAAATTTTTTGGTCAACAATTTTTTCCATGATAACCATCGGTATGTAAATATAATCTTTAGGTTTTTCTATTTGTAAATTTTCAGGATTTTCAAACTCTAAAAATTCACAACCCCAATTTTCCACTTATTTAGAGTGTAACTGATTTTGGATCAACCATCAGTTGTCGGAACTTGATTAATGCATCACCGGAAAGTGGCACGCCACCATTCAAATTCGTGTCGAAGTAACACGAACCGGGGGAGCCAATCTCAATAAGATGATTATACCATTCTTGCATTTCTGCTGCGCCCGAGGCTGTATGATCCTTATTGCCCCATTCACCTATTGCAATTCTTATATTTTTTTGCTTACAGAAGGCAAGTGTATTCAACCACATTTGAGTTTTTTGAGTAGTTGAGCTTGCTTCTACGTAATGGTCGATACCCATAAAGTCCCAAATACCATCTACCCAATAATCTGCGGGATTCCGCCCACTACGTGTGTCCCAAGTCCATGCCATTAAAATTGGGGCGAATGCTACATTTTTAACTCCGGAAGCATTAAGCAGTTGACGAATATGTGTTTGCATAGCCCGCCAATCAGGTTCTGTACCCTGTCCCTCATCTGGATATGCTGTGCCGTTTCCACCTTCTGGTTCGTGATGAACACTAAACCATACAGGTTTTTGTAGAGAACCAAGAGACTTGATTAAAGCGATTAGTTCATTATCTAGTTGTCCTGCTGCAGTGTTTTTCCAAGAAACACTTACCTTGTTAATATTTGTTAACTTAATTGAAACCCAAGGGAGACGCCCAGCGGTATGATCAGCTTTACATGCTGAAATTAGTGAGCTTGCTTGATCAAGTCTCCAAAATGTTCTACGAACGCCAACTGGCACCCCGGCCGCTGTTTCGTGTGGAGTTGGAATCCCATTAGACATATAACTACAACCCCAACGAATCTTTCCCGCACCTGGGTCGCCAGGAAACGTTAATGTTTGTGCAGAAGGTTCGGGAGTGGAAGAATTTTCTAGAAGTCTTAGACGATCCTTAATGTCTTGCATACCTAAAAGAATATCTCTATTTGATTCTGCTAATCCAGCAATTTGCTGGCTTTGTTCGGTAACAGTTTGGTTTAATTCATTGATTTGCTTTTGTTTTTCCTCTAAGAGAGGGAAAATATCTGGATCAACGCCCATTTTTTCTCCTTTATGATTAGTTCTATATACAGTATATCGTATAAGTTCCATTTTGTCAACTGACGATATTTGAATTGACAATCTATTTCCCAAGCGAAGGAGGGCGTTATTTTGCTCTATGTATTGGATACTTCAGTTATTCTTGCCGACCCGAAATGCTTAGAAAGGTTGTCTAACAAAAATATTATTATTCCACTTATAGTTTTAACAGAGTTGGAGGCTAAAAGAAATCATCCAGATCTTGGTTTTGCTGCTCGGTCTGCTTTAAGAAAACTTGAAGAATATAGAAAAATTAGAAACTTAACTGAAGAAATCCAAACAGAAAATGGTGGAACTTTACGAATTGAAGTTAATCATATTGATGAGTCTGGTTTACCGAAAGCCTTGCAGGTTCCAGAAAATGATAATAGGATTTTAGCAGTTGCATCTAATCTTTCAAAGAAATATGATGTTACCCTTTTAACAAAAGATTTACCTTTAAGATTAAAGGCTTCTATTGCCGGCCTTGAGGCTTCTGATTACAGAACAGATAACATTGATGTTGACTGGAGTGGTCTAGTTGAGGTTAGTGTATCAGAATATTTAATAGATGATTTGTATGAACATGGTTCTGTTTTCGTACATGATCTTGTTAAATATCCGGTGAATACAGGTATAATTTTGAAGTCTAGTAATTCTTCTAGTTCAGCTTTAGCGAGGCTAACTAAAAAGGGTGACGTTAAATTAGTTAGAGATACTCATTTATTTGATGTGAGAGGTCGAAGTGCTGAACAAAGAATCGCTTTGGACATTCTATCTGATGATAGCGTCGGAATTGTTTCTCTTGCCGGAAAAGCTGGTACAGGAAAATCACTTCTCGCTATCGCCGCTGGACTTGAATCAGTGGTTGAGAAAAGGTCTAAAAATAAAGTTACAGTGTTTCGACCACTTTATGCAGTCGGGGGACAAGATATCGGTTTTCTCCCAGGAACTGCTGAGGAAAAAATGGAACCATGGACCGCTGCAGTATTCGACGCTCTTGAAGCCTTCTGCGGACCAGAAGTTATCGAACAAGTAATTGAGGAAGAATTATTAGAAGTTTTACCTTTGACTTATATACGAGGAAGAACATTAAATAACAGTTTCATCATCATTGACGAAGCACAAAATTTATCAGAGATGGTTCTTTTGACAGCATTAAGTAGAACAGGAAATAATGCAAAAGTAGTTATGACCCATGATGTTGGGCAAAGAGATAATCTCAGGGTGGGGAAATATGATGGGATTTCGGCGGTTGTAAATAAGTTATCAGGAAATGAATTATTCGCACATATTACATTGAGAAAGAGCGAAAGATCGCCTATTGCCGAATTAGTTTCCAGCGTATTGGAAGGATAGAGATGAATTGGTATAAATTTCTTAAAAGCATTTTTGGAACAAAAACGGCTGATAAACTAACCAATTATCAGTATTGGACAATTCCGATGGCGGAAAACATCGACCCCCCTCGTATTAGAGATAAGGTATCTCCAGATGGATCAATAAATTGGGAACCAGAGGTCGTTGATCTATACGTAGATTTTCGCGGTCGCCCTATGGCTGATGGTGTAATGACCGGTAATGCTGCTCAGCTAGGCACGGATCAGTATCGCTCTCTTACGTGGGGTTATGCAATTTGGGGTCAGATTGGAGCGCAAAATCCTGAATATAAGACTAGAATCCCCAGACCAAAGAGTGGCTGGTACTGGATAACTGGTCATCCGGTTCCATCTTATGATGAGGGTTGCATTATTACAGAGCCTCATGCAACCCAAAAGATCATTCATGAGATGGTTCAGTTTGATCCAAATCAGCCAGAGAATGTATTGTCAAATCAAGCCTTGACATGGGGCAAATGGGTTAATGGTGATCTTGTAGCCGGTAAATCAAGTTCTGCTACTGGTGGTTCTATATCCACATATTTATGGACTCCTTGGTCAAAAGAGAATCCTCACCGTTTGTCAATAGTTGTTTGGGACTATATTGGTGCCGATGGCACTTATGTAGACAAGGGTGTTGAGGCGGGTCGCCTCATTATGCTTGATCCAAATAGTGAATCTTACAAGAATATGGTTGCTCTTGGTGGAGAATGTGCAGCTATTGCAAAGGCTGCAGCAGAGTTTGGTGTGTTGGTTGCTGATCGTAGAGTTGGAGTAGCGACCCCACAGGGTGGTTCTTTCAGAATTCAACCCGGTGGTCAGTGGCAGTCCACGAACCTTAATCAATTAAAGATTAAGCATAGCGATTTCGTGTACGCAAAATGAAAAAGATAATTATTCTTATGGCGGCAATTTTGCTTATTGTAAGTTGTCAACCTTCTCCGACAGATGCACGGCGACCAAAGCCTACAACAACAAGTAGCACCACAACATCAACTACTACCACAAGTATAACTACGACAACAATTGTCGGCTCTGATTCAACTGCTGCTTTGCAAGCAGACTTGAATGACGGGTCACTGTTTGTTGATCGTCAGTACATTGTGAATGGTATGCTGAAGCCGCCTGCTAACTCCATTATTACTTTTGGAACAAACGGTTCTTTTGTTAGAACCATTATCCCCACAGCAAATACCACGCCATTTATTATGATGGAGCAATCTGGTGTTACTATTAGAAATGCTCGGATTACTGGTACAAATCCATGCTACTGGACAAATACTATTACATATAATCCGGCTTCGATAGGAGAAAAGTATTCTCAGTGGGCCGCTGCTTCAGAGGAACAGGCAGCGTTCTATGTCAAAAACAAGGCCGGAAATATTATTATTGAGAATGCTATAGTCCGTGATGTATGGGGTGATGCCGTCACCTTATTAGATGCTGGATCTAATATTACTATTACCAATCTTGACGCAAGATGTCTAGGTCGCTCAGGTATCTCTAATGTGAATTCAGATAGAGTAACGGTAACAGGAGGAAAAGTATCAGGTGCATTTTGGTGGGCGCTGAATATTGAGCCATTTAATACTCGCGTGGTATCGAATTACCGTGTAAGTGGAATGGAAATTGGTTACTCTAGAAACTATTGGCTTTTTGTTGGTGGTCCATATTTTAACTGTCAAGTATTTAATGTAGATGCTACTGGAAATACTTTATTACCAACAAGCAGTAGACCAGCACAAGTAAATAGTTGTGCTGTTTCTCAGGTGAAATATTAATGAAAATCAAAACTCATTTTCCATTAGATTTGCCACATATACCCTTAATGCCAAAACATCATGTAGATAAAATTGTTAAAAAAGTTCTAAAAGAACAAGTTGGAAAAGTTGTTGAAATAGAAATTGATGGCGAATCTTTCGAAGCAACTATCATAAAAATTATTAAAGTAGATGGTGGCTTTGATACAACAATTGAATATGAAGATTAATCCTCTTTAAAGAATTCTTCCCAGCCTTCTTTTTTAATTACATGTTCATATCTAACAGTAAAGCCTCCACCCTTTCTTGGTGTGAGGCTTCTTACTATTATCTCATAAACTTTTGGTTTCCCTGGCTGATCTTCTGAATCTGTTACTCTCAATAGTTGGTCCTTACTCCATATCTCAAACTAAGATTTCCGCTCCAATCAGAGTAGAATCCTCCACCATTGTATAGATCAATAAGTTGTTGAAAATAGTTATCATATTTCCATTTAACAACTTCTGTTGAAAAATTATTAACTGCATACTTTCTTACGTCTGCTGGCCGCAAATGACTAGCATATTCCGCTGCCTTTGTGGCTTCTCCTATTGTTCTAAACCTGAAGCCGGAAATATCTGGAATCACTGTTTCAGTAAAAGCTCCAAAATCTGAAGCGACAACCGGAGTTCCGCAGAGCATTGATTCAATTGAAACACCACCAAAGGGTTCAATATATGTTGTAGGCACGAAAGTTGCCAAAGCTCCACCCATTAACTGAGAACGCTGTGCTGGTTCAACGGAACCAATATGTTCGATATGATCACCCTCATATCTCATTCCATCTTCAGCCACAACATAACCATCACCTTGCTCAAGAACGCCTTGTCCAGCCATGATAAGCTTTTTACCAAGTCGCCTAGTGGCCTCAACAGCTATTTCGGCTCCTTTTCGCTGTATGAGTCTACCAATAAAAAGGTAGTAATCTTCTTTATTTAATTGTAATTCAAAATCATTTAGATCAAAATAATTTGGAATTACAGAATCATAGAATTTACCATCGTCTGTATGAAGACTACCATAAACCCAATGCATGTGAGAATATGATTCGAAAACTTTAAAGTTTGCAAATACACCAGTATAACCTATACCATATTCTACAACTATTGCGTCAGGAAAAGCATCTGCTATTTGTTTTTGACAATGCCCAGCGATTAGGCAAATAATATCATTTTTTTGATATCTTTTTCGAATTTCTTCAATAGCTTTATTATTACCTTTCACCCAATGTTCATCACCTGGATTCCAAGTAATATTATAGAATTTAGTCTTATAGTCGTGGTTGCCGAACCATTTCTCTTGGTCCGCATCTGAATAAATGGTAATATGTTCTTTTGCATCCATCTCTGGATGCTCGCCATGATATGAGTATATATCATATCCAATAGACGCCATCATATTACAAAAATTATAGTGCTTCATCGTGTAAGCACAAAGAGAATGTTTTTTACTTGCCTGTGTATGAGGGAGTCCTACAACATGTAGGCCAGACTTACCCAACATAAGCATCTACAACAATGCCGTCTTCTATTTGCATTGAAACACGGTCATCTTTTGTATCAGTATTTCTAATGAAAAATTCGTTATCTTTTCTTGTAATGCGCCAAAAATATTGATTCTTTTCAATCACATTTTTAGCATCCTGTTCTTTTAATCCAATTATTGATGATGGTCTAAAAATTCTCATATCTTTCCTTATATCATATGTCGTAATTGTTTCCAACCGTTAAGATTTCCCTGCGGAGCAAACATTCCGGCTGGTGTTGCAATCATTTCATATGGAGCATAATGTTTAGGATCTGCATTAAAAAGTCTTTCTTCTAGTTCAAGATCTTTTTCTATATCCCATCCACCCTGGTTGCCATATGATGTTTTTGCTACCCTAGCCACAGAAGCCTTTTTTAATAGCTCTATAGTGTATTCACTTTTCTCTTGTTCGGTAATATATGGTAGATGCCACTCACCAACTTCTACAAGTTTTGGTTCAGAATTTTCAAGAGCTTCTTTTATTTTCTCTGCCAATACCTTAAATTCTGGTTGAGCATCTGAATGTATGCGTTGCCGAAACATGTTTTCCCAATCTACAGAAGATATAACGTTTGTTTGCCATAGATATGGTTCTAATATTCTTGCTGCCGTTTGTTTGTGCACATTCATTTTTTGTAGATATGTTGCATAATCTACCGCAGCGTTTGCTGATTCTATCCAAACAGATTCAGCTTCTATTCTTTCTTCTTCGCTGAGTTCTTCTTCGGCTACCATGCCTCTTTGATTTTTACCCCAATATACGGGTATAGCTGGATTTTGTTTTACTTCCTTTATTCTTTTAGTTAAAGGAATAGCTCTAGAAGATTGTGCTGACCTTGACCACATTCTATATGTATTTACTTCTGGTAAAATGAAGCGATGAAATGTACATTCTATGGTTGTTAGCCTATAATCTTCTGGTGATATACTGTCAAGTATAATAGTTGCATTAATCATCTCGTTTTAAAACATTCCAATTCTGTAGTAGCCAAATAGTAAATATCACAACACCTAATACAACAATTATATCAGAAATAACATCTAACCACAATATCAGCATTATTTTTTCCTGTCGGGGGAGTGCCACGAGTCGGGTGCCTTCTGGCTTGGCGAGATGCCCCAGTGACGATCGGCGCACGGCTGTTCCATGCTCTCGGAGTCGTCGCTCCCGCACGTCGGGCAGACCGACGGCCGAGCGGGGCGCACGGTGTCCTTCGTGCCTGAGATGCGGACGGCGTGGCGCAGTGCATCAGGCAGACGCTGGGCAGCCTCTCGCGCCTGCTGCAACCCGTCACTGATCGGCGTCTCCCCCTCGGGGTCCACCGACCCCACCGCAGCGGCCAGAGCGTCGGCAAGGATCTGTCGCACCCCGGCGGCGCCGGTTGAGTGCATCGCTTCCTCAACTGCAAGGGCGAGCGCCCGCAGGCGTGCGGCGGCGTCCACGGCCTCGTCCCGTTCGCGCTTCACCTCGGCGTAGCGTTCGGCCCAGTGATGCGGAGCCGGGTCCTCAGGCGTGGCGTCACTCACAGCGCCCTCTCCTTGGCGTAACAGGTCGAGCAGATGTAGGTGTTCCGCTTCGGGAACGGGCGCAGCTCCACGTTGAGTGGCAGGCCACGGCCACAGGTCCGGCAAGCGGGTGTGGCGTCACCCATCGGTCCCCTCCGCTTGCATTGTTTCTAATGTTTTTAACTGTTCAGTCCAACCGAGTTCTTCAAGTTCTCTGAAGATTTTGCCGTTCATAATTTCGTTCAACTTTAAAGCTAAAGCATAGAAATCTTCAGAGTCTCTTTTCATTCTTGGTGTTTTGCCCTTATCGTCATTGACATAACAGTAGTTATTTTTTAATGGAATGATCCGGCGCAAATCTCCAGACCATTCATATTCACCTTTTTTGCTTTTAGATTTTTTAGCACCCATAATAACTCTTTCTCACGTAAATTAAAGACGATACATATTGTAGCACATAAGCTATTCAATAGTCAAGGAGAAAAGATGATTTATAAAGATCTTTACACTAGGAACGATAAGGGCTGATGGATCTAGCTCAGGTACTTGATAACATTTCTGAATCTTACCGGTTTCTTGCGGGCTTAAATGTTATAGATATTGACTTTGAATCAGGGCATTCCCTAGAAGTTTATGTTGCTTTGAGTCCTCATGAAAAGAAAAGGGGATTAGCTCATCTTGATTCTATAGATGCTGACGGAATGCTTTTCTGTTATGATACTCCAACATATTCTCCTTTTACAATGAGAGATATGAAATTTGATCTTGATATAGCATGGTTTGATGCTTCGGGTGCCTTGATTGGTAATCAAACCTGGGTTGCTGGTTCTAAACTGCCAATGGTATGTCATCGCTCCTTTTCTTACGCTTTAGAGGTTCCTGCTGGAACTCTTCCTGTCTCAAACTTGAAGATTCATGGCTGAAGAAAAAGATTGGATGGATGATCATTGTTGCGCTGAATGCGGTGATCCTCACTACGAACCGTCCAAGGTGAAGGGGCTATGCATATATTGTTGCCCAATAGGAGTTCCTAAAAAGGAAGAACCCCAGCATTTACGCTGAGGTTCTGGTCTTTTTACCTATTGCTCTTATGGGTTCATATTTCCGTATCTGTTCCGGAAAAAACCAGTCGAACAGATGAAACGTTACCAATCCCCATATCAATATGACTGGCCATCTTTTTATTGGATGGGCTAATGCATACCTGAAAGATGTCGACATTGTGCAGTATTGCTCTTTTCCCTTTCTTTCTTGTACTATAAGAAAGGTATCTGCGGTTACAACATAAATACTGAGTCCTAGCCAGCACCAACCTGCTGGACGTAGTTTAGTCGCTAAAGTCTTCATCTTCGTTGATGTAAAGATCTGAGACTACAGTTTTTCCTTGATATTTAATCGTTGGAAAGGGAATAACTTCTTCTAGCGCTTCTATTGCTTTAGCAAAAATTACTATAGCAATATGTGGGGGGCAATTATCTAGGTCTATTCTGGGAGCTATTTCAGTTTCGTCCATGACTATAGTAATTACTGTTATACCAGTACCGAGGTCGTGCTCTTCTTGTGCCATGAAGACTCCTTTGTTAGACCATATATTTAATCTAACGTCATGCATACATCCTTTTAAGTTTTTCTATAGAAATAAACTGTGGGTTTTCGCACGATCCGTTGTCTATATCATGTAGTACGATGATTCCACGCCAATATCCTGTACCCTGTGGACCCATGTAATGTTCTTGATGTTCATAGAATGAACCTGCTGCTATGCCAATTTGTTGTTTTTCTTGGATGTAGCGTGCAGCAAATTTTAGTCCTTGTTGATGACCCATCACGAAGGATCTTCCTATTGTTTTGAGTCTACCTTCTATTTCTCCACCGTATGGCTTTGATGTTGTTGGGTTATAGAAATAATGGGAGTAGGCTATTCCATCTAAATCAACGATGTCAAGAAAATTGTGACGCTGCCAATCCATCGTATCACAATGTTCTGTGGTAAGTAAGCCATCTAACTGAATATCGTTTTCTACTGCTTTGTTGATTCTGTTTTCGTGGTTGCCGAACAGAAAGTGTTTGTCAAACTTTTTGTCGACTAGTTCACAATTGAGAGCTTTGAATCCTTCGTTGCCAGAGTTGATGTCTGCAAGATATCTTCTTCCCTCCATATATCCCTTTCCTCTGTCATAGGAGGATAGGGAACCCATGTTCCAGTGGTCGCCTAGGTGAATTAGTCTCACTACGTCATTGTCAACATGATCATTGATATAGGCGGAGGCCCACCATAGATGATCTATGGGCCTTCCTGGCTCTACCTGCGTGTCGGGAATAATGACATGGGTGACATTACCAGAAGATGATTTACTCTTCTTAGACGGCTTTCTAGGAGCCTTAGGAATGGATTGAAGTATTTCAACCTGTTCATCTGGTAACTTTGGTGTTACAGAAATAGAATAACCTGTTTTACTCAAGCTTATTCTTGTTATAATACCAAGATCCTCTGCTTCTTGAAGTTTAATATCTAAATCTGTTAAATCTAGATCGCCCTCTTTTTTTTCTGTCCAGTTCCTTTGGCCGTACTTTCCCAAAGCTTTATAGGAGACTGTTGGCAGGTTATGTTCCTCAAGATATGTAATAATCTTCTTGGCTCTCATTCCCTGGTTTCTCCACAGATCTTCCATCAGGTCTTTATTTGGATGATCTGCTACTCCTGTTATTTTAGGCAAAATCTTTCCTTTCGTCGCAGCGACTGTCGTTAGAATAGATAACGACAAGAAGATATTATATCACTTATCTTATTTTTCTGTCAAACTTGACAGGAAGTAAATAGTGTTATATACTTGAAAACGGAAATAAGTTTAAGCTAATTTACGAGAGCAGAGTGTCGTACCTCTGTCGGGCATCACGACGTTTGTGAGGCACATTCATGTGTAGGGCTAGCTTCGTCCTTAAGCACCAGTAAGCACCCAGATATAGAATCCGGCTTGTAACGGCAGACCTGGAAAGCATCTTGAACACGGATTCTATGATACCGTGATCGCTCCAACGATTCGATGTTCCGTCCTGACGCTGTTCCGGCGTATTTGGTTAGGCTCCCTTCAGGTGATGGCTCTAAAAAGAATGACCAAATCTCTCTTATGAGAATGCTTTTTTTCTCATGAGGGGGATTTAATTATTCACCGCTTAGGTTCCAGATAAAAAGAATAAGTCAGTATGTTTGTGCTGTCAATTCAACGGTTTGCGGTTTGACTGAGTGCGAATTTTGTGCTATAATATTGTGTAGTTTATTTGTTGAAAGGAGTATTCTTGATCTTAAAAAATAAGAAGAAATACTCTGAGCAGGAAAAAGAAATTCTTTGGAATAGATATAGGGAAGATAGAAATAATGTAAAAGTTTTTAATGAACTTTTGGAAGCGTATCTTCCTTTGTTGGAAGTTATTGCTTCCAAATCCAAGTCGAATCTTCCTTCTCAGATCGAAATTGGTGATTTGTTGAATGATGGGTTTTTTGGTTTAGTTGACGCTATTGAGCGTTTTGATGAAACTAAGGGCTGGAAATTTGAGACGTATGCTTCTAACCGTATTCGTGGAGAAATCAACGATCGTCTTCGTGATTATGATTGGGTTTCTCGTTATTCTCGTTTGAAGTTTAAGCAGGTTTCTCAAACGGAAACTTTTTTGGTGGAAGAGTTGCAGCGCCAACCGACTTTACAGGATATTGCTGACCGTTTGGGTTGGGATGTATCTGAAGTGAGTAAGGTTCAGGCAGCTTTTAATAATTCTTATTCTATCAATATTGATGAGTATATTTCAGATTCAACTCATGAATCATTTTCTTTGAGCGAGATGATTCCTGATAGTTCTGCCGGTCAGGCTGGTTTTGATCTGGATGTTGATGATTTAACAAAAATTATTGAAAGAAAGATGTTTTCTCTTGCTGAACATGAATCTATTGTTGTTTTTCTTTATATTTATGAGAATATGACGTTTGAGGAAATTGCTGAGGCCACTGATTCTAAAGCATCGAAGGTTATGAAGATTTTCAATGAAGCTATTTCTAGTTTGAGAGAAAATCTTGGGGTTTATTGACGATAAATGATCTACACTATTAATATATTTTTAGCAGGGGAGTTGAATTGAGTATTATCAAAAAAGGTGCTGATCCGGATTATATCAATGATTTTTCGATGGCCTTATTGGATGGATTTTATTTATTAGAAGGAGAAACTTTTGATGACGCTATAGCTCGGGCGGCTGAGGCGTTTTGTTTCGGAGATTATCAACTTGCTCAAAGAATTTATGAAGCGGCTTGGAACGGTTGGTTCATGTTCGCTAGCCCTATTCTAAGTAACGCCCCTAAGGGTTCTTGGTCGATGGATATGACAGAGGCTTGGAAAGAAGGCGGCTTATTGACTAATGGTTTCGTTGGTGAGCACACCAAAGCTATGCCTATTAGTTGTTTCAGCATGTATATTCCTGACACTATTGATGGTCAGATGGATGCAAATAAGGAACTTGCCGCCCTTTCTGTTGCCGGTGGCGGTGTAGGTTTGCACAACGGTATTCGTGCTACATCGAATAAGGCACCGGGACCAATTCCATACATGAAAACTATGGATGGTTTGATTGGGTACTATCAGCAGTCAAAGAATCGCCGTGGTGCTTGTGCTTATTATATGGATGTTTCTCATCCTGATATCATTGAACATATTCGTTTTCGCGTGCCATCTGGTGGGGATTCTGCTCGTAAGTCAGATAATCGCACACAGTTTCACTCTGCTGTGAACATCACAGAAGATTTCATTCAAGCTGTTTTGGCTGATGAAGATTTTGATCTTGTATGTCCTCACACCAAAGAGGTTCGTGAAACCGTTCCTGCTCGTATGATTTGGGAAGAGATTCTTGAAACCCGTGCGTTAACAGGTGAGCCATATCTTTTCAAGATTGATACAACGAACAAAGCTCTTCCTAAAGCCCAGAAAAAACTTGGCTTAAAAGTTAATGGATCAAATATTTGCAGTGAGATTACTCTTCCCACTAGCGATGAAAGAACTTTTGTTTGTTGCCTATCTTCCTTGAACCTAGAAAAGTATGATGAGTGGGCTGATACAACCCTAGTTTCTGATTTGATCAGATATCTAGATAATGTTATTCAATATTTTATCGAACAAGCTCCGGACGCTCTATCTAAGGCCGTGTATTCTGCTGGTCGTGAACGTGCTCTCGGTTTGGGTACGATGGGCTGGCACTACTATCTTCAATCAAAGGGTATTCCTTTTGAGGGCGGCGGTTTCGGTTCCGCTATTCAGGAAACACACATGATTTTCAAGAAGATCAAACAACAAGCCATAGCTGAATCAGAAAAGCTTGCTGTGGAACGGGGAGAAGCTCCCGATATGATCGGTACTGGTCGGCGTAACAGTCACCTTTTAGCTATAGCCCCAAATGCCAACAATTCTGTTATCGTTGGCACGTCGGCCAGTATCGAACCTGTTTCCGGTAACACGTATGCTCACTCTACTAGAGCGGGAACTTTTGTTGTGAAGAATCCTTACCTTCAGAGAATCTTTGAGTTTGCTGCTTGGGTCAAATTCTTAGAAGAAGATGAACGAGAGGCTTGGATAGAAGAACAATGGCGTGATGTTATAGCTCATGATGGCTCAGTTCAGCATCTTGATTTCTTAACCATTGAGGAAAAAGAAGTATTCAAAACAGCTTTCGAGATTGATCAACATTGGTTGATCGAACAGGCTGACGCACGCCAGCAGTATGTGTGTCAGTCACAGAGTCTCAACATCTTCTTCCCAGCGGGTGTTGATAGAACATACTTCAACTCTGTTCATCTAAAAGCTATGACAGCAGAGTATGTTAAAGGTTTATACTATTCAAGAATGAAGAGAGGCGTTAATGCAGACGTTGTTAAAGAGATTGAAAGAAAAGTTATCGAAGACTGGGCCGGAGAAGACTGCGTGAGTTGCCATGGATAGGTTAGAGTTGTTTGAAGCTAAAATATCCAAAGGACCTGATTGTTGGATTTGGGATGGAGCAAGGTCTGGTAGGTACGGATCATTTCATTTCCCAGAGTATCCATATCCTCGTAAAATGGTTTCAGCACATAAGGCTAGTCTATATCTGTATGAAGGTATAGCAACCTCTCCAGAACAGAATGTTATGCATTCTTGTGATAATGGATTTTGTGTTAATCCAGATCATTTATCAGTTGGTACAAGATCTGATAATATGAAAGATATGGTTTCTAAGGGTAGACATGTTATTCCAACTCAAAAACTAGATCAGGCAGACGTAATATGCGCCAGACAAATGCGTAGAAGCGGAGTTCAAGTGAAAGAAATTGCAGAGGTTTTTAATATATCACCATCGCAAATGACTAGATTAACATCTGGGGTTTTGCCTAAATGGACAAGGAATGCATGGGTATGAGTCTAACTAAATATTCAGAAGTATATACTCCAACATATGTGCAGTTTGTCGAGTTAACTGTCAAGCACGAAAAAGTACACTGGTTCGAATCGGAAGCTAAACTTGGTGCTGATGTGACACAGTGGAAGAACGGTAAAATCACTGATGAGGAAAAGAATCTTATTTCTAATATTCTTAGACTCTTCACACAATCTGATGTTTCGGTTGGACAGGGCTACTATGAGAAACTGATTCCGGTCATCAAAAATAATGAGGCCAGAAACATGTTGGGTTCTTTTGCCGCCCGTGAAGCTATCCATCAGCGGGCATATGCGCTTCTATCTGATACCCTCGGTTTCGGAGAGGACTTCTATTTCGAGTTTCTTGACTACAAAGAAATGAAAGATAAACACGAATTCATGATCGAAGACATAGGTAAGACACAGAAAGACTTTGCTGTTTACCTCGCTAAGCAGACACTTATAGAGGGCGTAACCCTTTTCGCTAGCTTCGCTATGCTACTGAACTTTGATCGCTTAGGGAAGCTTCCAGGCATGTGTGACGTGGTTCGCTGGTCAATGGTAGACGAGTCAATTCACATTGAAGGCAACTGTGCCTTATTCAGAGAGTTTTTAGAAGAACACCCTAATATTGTTGACGATGATTTCAAAAAAGAGATATATGAAACAGCAAGAAAACTTGTAAAACTAGAAGACTCCTTTATTGATAGGGCTTTTAAGCTCGGTGGCGTCGATAACTTAGATAAGGAAGACATTAAAAAATATGTGAGATATGTTGCTGATTATCGACTGAATCAATTAGGCTTTAAAAAGAATTGGCACGTTAAGACAAACCCACTAGATTGGATTGATGGACTTATGGGAACAACACACGGAAACTTCTTTGAACGCTCTATTTCCGAGTATCAGAAAGCTAATTTGGATGGATCATTTTTAGAAGCCTATGGAATGTATGTGAAAGAAAATGCCTAGAGAATATTCACCCTTTCTATCTGAGTTACAACCAACGGAAAAGACAACCGGTAAAAGAACTTATGATCCAAAACAAATCTATCAATATCTATTTGACAATACGGACAGATATGGTATAATTATATATACGCAAGCAGAGCTAGCGGAAGCCATTAAGATAAGATATGAAACTATGAATTATATTATAAGTGATTTTATATCTGTTGGCTTTATAGAAAAAGTTAATAAAAAAACCTTTAGAATTTTACAACATCCTGATAAAATTGAATGGACAGAAGAACTGTACAAGAGATTATCTGAATTGCGTAAAACACATCAAACATATTATAGAAGAAAAAACAAACAAGGAGAATAAATATGACAGAAGCACTTAATGCGGTAGCCTCTTGGCTTCCTATTGTAGCATTCTTTCTGCCACTAATTGTTGGGTTGGTTTCAAAATCAACACTATCATCTTCTGGTAAGGCTGTAGTCATGCTCGTGCTTACGGGTGTTGCTGCATTAGCTAGCCAGGTAGATACTAATTCAGGTATCTTGACTCTAGAGATGGCAACAACATGGATTGGTACAATGATTGTTACCGTAGCCTCATACTATGGCGTATGGAACCCACTCGGGGCTGGCAACATTGCCCCAGAAGTAGGTATTGGTCCTTCATCTTGAGGAAAGGAGGTAAGGGGGTGAAAAGCCCCCTTATTTCTATTTGGATGCTAAAATAGTTCTAACAAAAGCAATAGACTCTATGACTGAAGCCCTTGATTCAATAGGGCTTTATGTGATTGACTGCAATATGCTCATTCAGAGTACAAAACACTATTCAAATCTTGAGGATCTGAAAAGTGATGTATTAAACAAACAAGCTTCTATTATTCTAGATGTTGATTGCTTCATGGGAAATGCCGCTTGGAGACAGGACGCTCCCTTTATGCCAGAAATTTTAAATCCAACAGATTTTCTTAATGAAGTTATGTCTATAGATATTGGTGACATAGCTTCGATTTTGAAAGAAAAGAAAAATGAAACCTTCGACGGCTAAAACTAAGGGCGCAAAAACTGAAGCAGATTTTGTTGACTGGATCAAATTACGTGGTGTTCCAAATGCTGAACGCAGACATTTATCTGGTCAGTACGATAAAGGTGACGTTGCTGGTTGGGTTAAGGGAAATGGTGAAAAAAGTGTTTGTGTTGAAGTTAAATCAGGTGGTTCTCTGAAGATTCCTGCTTGGATAAAGGAGCTTGACGCAGAGGTAAAAAATGCACAGGCTGATATTGGTTTCATTGCAATTCGTCCTAGTGGAAAACCAAAGGTTGAAGACTGGTGGGCTGTTCTCCCAATTCCGGAAATGATGCGCCTTCTTGAAGAAGCAGGATATATTCCAACATGAAGATTGTTGTTGGCTGTCCCACCAGAAATAGAACATGGATTCTAGAAAAATGGCGCGACCATGTAGAGTTAGCAACCCCAGGTAATTGGGATTTAGAGTACTTATTTGTTGTTGGCGATAATGATCGTGAAACTATAGAGATGCTCTCTTCTTGGAAGAGAGCAAATATTATCTATGTTGAAGAACAAGATCCAGGCATGAAGCGAACTTGGAATTCTAGTCGATATGATCACATGGTTTTTTTGAGAAACACTCTTTTGGATTCGGTGCGACACATTAATCCAGATCTTTTTCTCAGCCTTGATTCGGATATTCTACTTGGACAAAACACTCTAAGAGAGATGTACGAAACTGCTGTAGAGTATGAATTTGACGCTGTAGGCGGCTTGACTTGGTTGGACCCAATCGACCCTAAGTGTACAAATATTGCTTCTTGGGTTGGTTCAGATATGAAAGGCTTTAAGAGGGTTATCTCTAGGGGACATCATAAAGTTGATATCATAATGGCTATAAAACTGATGCTACCTTCAGCATATAATGTAGAGTATGCTTATCATAGAATGGGTGAAGATCTGGGTTGGAGTAAGAATATGTTTTTGAATCAAAAACGCATTGGAATGGATGGAAGAACTCCAAGTAAACACATTATGAAACCCGAGTATTTGAATATGATTGATAAAAGGCTTTCTTGGTGAAATTATTCTTGATGTTAGTGACCAAAAATGAATCATCAAGATATCTTCAAAAGTTTATAGAACACCACAACTTCTTTGATGATGTTTTCGTCTACGACGATAGATCGGATGATCAAACAGTTGAACTCGCTCGCTCAGCGGGCTGGAGGGTTGTGATTAGGCAAGAAGATGAACCCTCCTTTATGGAGCACGAAGGAAAGTTTAGATTTAATTCGTGGAAAAGCTTTGAAGAAAATATGCATCCCGAATATGGCGACTGGATACTTTCAATAGATGCAGATGAATTTATTATCACAGAATCTGATTTAACAATTAAAGAAAATATACTAGAAGAAATAAAGAAAGCCGAAGATGCTAATCATCATTTAATTAGAATTCTCCGACGAGAAATTTGGAAAATGGATGAAACAGGTTGCTTCTTAAGGGTTGACGGATTCTGGAAAAATGATATAATATATAGATTGTTTAAATACAAAGAAAATGGAACCTGGAGTAAAAAGCCCATGGGCTGTGGATCTGCTCCAACATATGTGGGAATGAATGGACGGCTTAGCCAGAATCTTTTTGTGCTTCATTTTGGTTATACTAATTCGGATGATAGACAAACTAGATATGATAGATATATTTCACTTCCAGATCATGGGCATAACGATCAACACATTAAATCAATCATAAAGAATCCGGTGCTAAAGAAGTATTCAGGACCTAAACCGGAATGGGTAGATAGGGAGATAAGTGAAGCAGTATAGCTTTAAACAACTTGGTGATGTAGGTAGATTGGGTAATCAGCTATTCCAAATAGCTTGGACATATGCACAAGCTAAGGCTCATGGTGGAGATGTCTGTATTATTCCTAATTGGGATTATAAGCCATTCTTTAGAATTCCAGAAGAATTCTATAGGGAAGCTGGACCAAGATCTATAGATGGAGGAAGAGAGTTTTACCAAGATTTAGATTATTGGAATGGATATCATCAAGATATATGGCATATGTTTCAACCTTCTAATGAAGCAATGGATAGAGTTATAGACTCTTTTGGTCTTGATCTATTCTCAACATTTGATGGAGCATGTTCTGTGCATTATCGACGCGGCGATTATCTAAACAACCCAAATCATTTCCCCACCTTACCAGATTCATATTATGAATCTGCAATGAAAAAGGTCTTAGAAAAAAGGGAAGATACAATATTTTGGGTATTTTCTGATGGTATACCTTTTGTGCGAAATGCTCACTTACAATCTGATTTTACAAAATCATTACTTGAGAATGATCAGATTATGTACTATCAAGGAGTCGTAACGCCAATACCCCCAAGTCAGAGAACCAGTGAGCCTTTAGACTGGATAGATATGTTTGCCATGTCGTTTTGTAAGGATCACATAATAGCCAACTCCACATTTTCGTGGTGGTCAGCTTTTCTTTCTGGCCCAGGAGAAACTTTTTTCCCATCCAAATGGTTTGGGACCCACCCGGCAGTAAGAGATATACCATGGAGAAAAATGATACCAGAAGAATGGAGTGAATGTAATGTTGATGGACTTTAATCAAGTTTATAAAAAATACAAGTTGCAAATAAATGGGGTACTACATGTTGGCGCACATTATGCCGAGGAAGCCAAGTTATATTCAGACCATAAAACTGGTCCAGTATGGTGGATAGAAGCTAATCCCGAGGTCCAGAGCCTCATTAAGAATAACCTTAGAGGTTTTCCTAACCAAACATTAATTGAAGCTTTAGTTTTTTCTGAGGATGGGATAGAGAAGAATTTTAATGTTACAAACTATGGTGGAATGTCATCTTCTATATACGAGTTTGGAACACATACGTCCTTTAGTCCAGATATTCATTTTGAAAAGACTCTAAAATTGAAGACTAAAACTATTGATTCTATATGGAAAGAAAATAAGATAGAAGCAAACTTTATGAACATGGATCTACAAGGAGCAGAGGGGCCAGCCTTGCGAGGGGCTGTAGATTCTATTCCAAAACTTGACTACGTAATGACAGAGGTAAACAAAGCAGAAGTATACGTAGGTTGTACTCAGATCGGTGAAATAGACGAGATTCTATCTGATTTTAAACGGGTTGAAACATTCTGGGTTGGGAACCAAGGTTGGGGTGACGCTCTTTATATACGCAAAACACTATTGGGAGGCAAATAATGATGACAGATATTCACGTTTTGATTCCTTCGTACAACTGCTTGGAATGGATCGAAAGATGCCTAGACTCACTCTATAGTCAAACCACGCAGCCAGTGAAAGTTTTGGTTATAGACGATGCTTCAACAGAAGAGGGGTATGCGGAAAAGGCTCTAGAGGAATGTCAGAAACATGGGTATATGTATCTACGCAATGATGTGAATGAAAAGTGTCCATATAACCTTTGGCTCGGAGCTAAGATTCTGAATCCTAATCCAGATGATGTTATTTTTCTTTTAGATGGAGATGATTTTCTCCCTCACGAAAATGTGCTATCTCGGATTCAAGAAGTATATCAAGATCCAGATGTTTGGATGACATATGGAAATTATGTTCCATATCCAAAGAATACAGGGCAAACCCTAGCCTCAGCTTATCCTCCAAAAATTATTAAGAATAGAGATTTTCGTACAGGGGGTAACCATTTTAATCATCCAATTACTTTCCGTAGATTCTTATTTGATGAGATTACAGAAGAAGATTTAAAAACAAATGATGGAAGATGGTTTCGTGGCGGCTATGATTATGCTATTATTGTGCCAATGTTAGAAATGGCAACTGGCGAGCACTATAGATTCTTAAACGAAGTTCTCTATAGCTATAATGCTGTTAACCCAATTTCTGATTCGAAAGTAAATATTGACTTAATTCATGAGACAAATCAACTAGTTAATCGGCCAAAAAGAGAGGTTCTTAATAGATGAATTTATTCAAGGATTCCGTTGAGAAGTTTCCTAATTATAATTCACAGCACGGTGAAGATAAAATTATTGCAGGTATATTTGATCGTATAGGCGAGGGACAAAAAAGATGTATGGAATTTGGTGCTGCAGATGGAGTATTTTGTTCTAACACCTATCCTCTATGGCATATGCGTGGATGGTCTGCTACCTTGATTGAGTCAGATGAAGCACTATTTAGTCAGTTGAAAGATAGGGTTGACGGTAATGATAAAATTGAAATCATTAATGCCGAGGTGAATAACGTTGATGATTTTGTAGATTATGAATTAGATTTATTATCTATTGATGTTGACGGCGAAGACTATGACATATGGGATGCTACAACAATTCGTCACAGAGTTGTTGTGATAGAGCACAACCCCACGTTCCCACTACATGTTTGGTATCATGGCGGAAGATGGCAGGGTTGCTCTGCTAGGTCTTTGCATCACTTAGCTGTTTCAAAGGGTTATAGATTAGTATCTGCAACCAAGACTAATCTAATCTTCGTAAGAGAAGAGGAAGCTTCTTTTATGAATGAGTTCGATGATACACTTGAAGCGAATTTTGATGACAGTCAATTAAATTACGTTATTACAGATTATCAAGGAAATTTTGATGTAGTTGGAGAGCTTCCTTACGGGATGATTCACAGAGAAAAGATGGGGTTTCATGTCTGATTATAAACAAGAATACGAACAATGGAAAGAAGATGGGGCGATTGTTACAAAAAGATCTGTACCAGAAGAGGTAAAATGGTTTCTTATTTTAGATTATGCAAAACGTTTTAATCTAGATACACTTATCGAAACTGGAACAGCAGTTGCTGATACGCTTATTCATGTGGGTCATCAGTTTGAAAATATTTATTCATTTGAGTTAATGGAAACTTATTGGACTGTTGCGAAGCAGAATTTACAAGAAGCAAAAATTGATGCACATGTATTTAATGAGTCTTCTGCTGGGCAGTCGTTTATAAACCTAGTTAAGACCATTGACCAACCAGCCCTATTCTATTTAGATGCACACTATTCTGGAGAGGGGACTGGTAGTGACCCTTCACTTTCCACACCACACGTTCCCGTCAGGCAGGAGCTTAAAGTTATAACAACACATTCTCCTTACAATAATAGAAATGTTATTATTGTTGATGATGCTCGTTGCTTTAAGGGACAAGAATTTCATTCTGATGAATATAGTGGATACCCATCCATGGAAGAACTGCAAGAAATTGTAAAAGGAACTCATATTGTAACACGTCAAGCAGATGCTTTTGTATTAACACCTAAGGATGTATCATGAATATACTAGTTGCTGGAGCGGGTGGGTTTATTGGGGGTCATCTTGCTCGTAGATTACTTGCAGAAGGTCATGATGTATGTGGAGTTGATATCAAACCAGAGTGGGATTGGTATCAGCTTAATACAGATTATGAAGATAATTATAGAAGATTCTGCCTTGATCTTAGAGATTACGGAAATTGTATTGATGTAACTCGTTGGAGTGGAGCGGAACGAGTTTATAATCTAGCAGCAGACATGGGGGGCATGGGCTTTATTGCAACTCACCGGGTTGATTGTATGCAATCTGCTCTGGTAACGATTAATATATTACGAGCAGCTGATCGGTTCGGAGTTGATCAGGTCTTCTATTCTTCATCTGCTTGTGTTTATAACGATAAACTACAGCAAGATACGGAGGTATCTCTTAAGGAGGATGATGCATGGCCAGCAGATCCAGAGCCAGGATATGGTATGGAGAAACTTTTCGGAGAAGAAATTGCTAAATTCTATCGTGAAGAAACTGGTCTACGTACAGTGGTGGCTCGTTTCCACAACATTTTTGGTCCTAATGGCACCTTTGCTGGTGGTCGAGAAAAGGCTCCGGCTGCGATTTGTAGAAAGGTTATAGAAGCTAAGCTTAGTGGTAATTATGAGATTGAAATTTGGGGTGATGGAGAACAAACTAGATCATTCTTATATGTTGATGAGTGCTTAGAGGGTGTACAGAAAATGATTGATGCCGACGTTGATTTTCCGCTCAATCTCGGTAGTTCAGAGCTTGTTTCAATTAATGATCTTGTTTCCATGGTAGAAGATATTGCGGGAATTAAACTGCATCGAAACTATGATCTTTCAGCCCCTCAGGGCGTTCGTGGTCGAAATAGTGATAACACAAAAATTCAAGAAGTTCTAGGTTGGACTCCAACCGAATCTCTCTATTCTGGTTTAGAAAAAACATATGAGTGGATTTATAATAAGCTTATATGATGTTTTTTGTCGATAAACATAATAGACGTTTACGAAAGGAAAACATAAATTGCCACCCAAGGTCACTAATTTTAATACCGGTGAAGAAGTAGACATTACAGAAATAGAGGAAATAGAACAATATAAAGGAGTTACGGTTAAGACCCCATCAGGGGCGGAAATCTCCTTGTTAACAGATGATGAAGCTAGATTCTACAATCAAATAGCTAAACAATATCAAGAACATAATAAGTTTACAAATATTTCCGATCTATTAGAGCTAGATAGGGTTTTGAATTTAGAAGTTTTATGTTTTCGTCAATCAACTTGGGCGTTGCTTGAGTCTGATTATGACGGTAAGCCTGTCTCCAAAGACTTGCAAAAGAACATAAAAGAGCTTTCAAGAGAGATTCGTGATATTAAAACAGGTCTTGGAATAGATAAAAAAACGAGAGACTTAGGCAAGGGCGATACGATTGCAGAAAAATGGGAAAATCTAAAGAGACGTGCTCTTGAGTTTGGGTATATGAGAAATGAACAACTCATTAAATCTCATACCAATTGGAAAGAGTTGGAAGCAAGAATAACTGCATACAAGAATTCAACCGATGTTGAAAGAACTCAATTTGATTTACATCTTGAAGATATTGTTGAATGGTTAGAGGAAAAGTTTGTAGAATTTAATGAGATAGATGAAGCGTTTAGAGAGAGTCAGGCTATGTGGATTAGGGAGTTTAAGGCTTGAGCAAGAAAAAAGAGTTACACGAAAAGATCATTTCTCTTAAAGAGAAAAAATTTCCTCAACTCCAAGAAATAGATTGGTCTGAAGTTTTAAGAAAAAATCCTGATGTTTTAGAGAATATTGTCGGAGACATTGTTAAAGTAGAGGGAGCGCGTAGAAAAGTTGAACGCTCTAAGGCTACTCGCAGGATTAGTGCTATCTATAACATTGATCACTCTGAGAGAGAGTTCAAAGAGTCTTTTTCGATTCTAACTGGCTCGGAAAGTCTTAGAAAAACAGCTTCTAAAATAGACGTTTCCCCAGCTTATGTTCATAACCTTAAGCTTGGGAAAGCACAACCAACATTGGAAATCATGGAAGCAATAGCCTATGCATATGATCGTCACCCATCATTTTTTCTTGAGTATAGAATTCATTATGTTTTAGAATCTATTTCTTCTTTTTTAGTAAAGAACCCAGAAACGGCTACTGCTTGGTTTTCTAAGGTAACAAACGGGATATCTCTTCATGATTGATTCAGATCTTACAGAGGAAGAGGCAATGTTGTTTGCTTTACTTATGGATGAATCCGGTGTTGATCACATGGAATTTTTGTGGGCAGATAATACGAGTGACGACGGCTTGTTCAGAACTTGGCCAATCCAAATGGCTTGGTGGAGAACGCCGGGGCAAAAAATTCTTTCTGCTGGAAGTAGATCTATTGGAAAAAGTCTTTCAATTTTAGGAAGATCATTTTCATTTCCGTTCGTAGCGTCTGGTGAAGAAATGGTTATTACCGCTCCTGATGGCGATCGTTTGGGTGCTATTACCGATAAGGTTGAAACACTTTTTCTCAATAATGTCATAGCGGAAGCGATGTTAGCTCCTGGTACCAGAGGAAGAATTAAACATAGACCATTTCATATTTCTTTTGCTAATGGCGCTCGTATTATGGGTCGTATCCCGCGACTTGACGGCACCGGCATTCAGGGTACTCACCCTTTGTGGTTAGAACATGACGAGGCCAGTACCTATCCGGAGAGAGGCTGGAAGGAAATTGTTGAAACTGTAAAGATTCAGAATCCCCGTGCCCGCTGGAGATGCCACGGTGTAACGATGGGTCCCGGTAACACTTTCGATGATAAGGTTTCTGGTAATGACCCAACTTGGATTGTTAAAAAACTTCCAGCTATGTATAGACCCAACTGGACAGAGAAGGAACGTCAAGATAAAATCATTGAATATGGTGGATATGAATCTTTGGATTATAAGCGCAACATTCTTGGAACAGCAGAAGGTGCTGATAGTTCGCTTTTAGTTCTATCTCGTTTGATGGCCAATACAGATATTGACGAATTAAGCGAATTTAATGTATCTGAATATTATAGTGTCTCTGTTACAGACGCTCTTCTTGCAGAGGCAGATGATATTTTAGAACTTGTTGATCCACCTATTTCTCATACTGAGTATAAGAAAGTATGGATGGGAATGGATTATGGCTTAACAACTTCTCTATCTTGTATTTTAGTTTTTACTGAAGTGCAATTACCGGGTGAAAAGTTTGGTAGATTGAAGCTTGTTTCTAGAATCATGATGTCAAAGATTCCCACTGAGCAACAGGTAAGAGTCATCAAGCATTTAATGTCTATCTACCGACCTATAGCAATAGCCTTCGATGCTCACGGCGTTGGGCAGCCAGCTTATGAATGGCTACAGAAAGAGGTTCGTGAAGATTCATCTATTTCATGGATGCTTGATAGAGTTAAGGGATACTCATTTTCTGAGAATATAGTTGTTGATTTCGATGAGAAAGTTGATATCAACACTGATATAAAAGAGGATTGGAAAAGAGCGGTTATTACTAGAAAGACTAGTGATGCTTCATTAGATATACTTAGACTAGTTGTCGACACTGGCCGAATATGGCTACCTTATGACAAGGAATTGATTGGTGAGCTTCAGTCAATTCCAAGAAAAGAATTAATGACATTAGACGAATATGGTAAACCTCGCAGAAAAAAGGGTCAACATATGCTTGACGCCTTTAGGTTTGCTTTATTAGCCTGGAAGCAACAGCCAATAGAAGAGGTTGTTAGCAAGTATGAAAACTCATGGGAACCCCCTTCAATGATCATTATGGATTATTTATGATCACAGTAGACGTAATATTAGGAGAAAGGCAGTTAATTTGACTTCAGATGAGGTTCTTGGACAATGGCGACCAGAAATACTTGGTTATCTAAAAGAAATGTATACCTTTAAAGATGAAACAGATTCAAGAGAAATACTCAGGACTCTCTCAGCATTCTCTGCTAGAGCATCTTGGATGAGAAACCTTGCTATTCGTTCATCACAGAATGATATTATTCGTTTTAGGCTAGATGAACTTGATCCATTTCTAGATGAGGTTGAAAGACAATTTAAGATATATAGCCGTCTAATCTCGGCTAACCAATTTGAATTAGATCTTACCACAAAGTGAGGATAGATGACTAACGTTGATACTGGAATTTTAGAAGAACTCGGAGATGAGTCCGAGGTTCTATGGATTAATGAAACCGATGTTGAGAATAGACTGATAGCAGAAGCCGTTCGTGAACAGGTTCCAGAATTAGCGTATCTAACCAGAAGCCTGAATCAATGGACTAACGATTACTCTGGAAAGTCACGACCCGGTGGCCTATTCAGTCAGAATAAATATGTTGCTCCAGATAATATCTTCGATGAATTTAGATTAGCAGCAGAAGCTGCTCGTAACGATGATATTGTTTCAAATGCTGTAGAAACTACAGAGCAATTAGCGTTTAAAAGAATTATGGTTGAGTCACAGAATGATGATGAAACAACTATTTGGGCACAAATCAAAGATGATCTTAACTTAGAAACCAGAATGAGAGAAATTTGGCGTGAGCTTTTCGTCGTTTCGCAGTGCTATGTCGCTGTGTTATGGGATAGAAAAGATTATAGAGTTAAAGGATTCACTGAATCTGGTAAAAAATCTAAAAAAGTATATAGAAACCTTTTGGTTCCAAAAGGCATCACTTTGTTAGATCCATGTAAAGTTTTTCCTGTTGGTAATTTCATGTTTAATCAGGAAGAATTAGTTTATATTGCTGATGAGAGTGAAGCAAGATTATTCCACGAGACACTTGCTGGCCTGAATAGCTCCGATCTTATTGTTAAACAATTATTTTTGAAACCATATAAGGCTTCACCAGCTTTTATTTCGCAAATGCAGAACCTTACAGGTCAATATGCTTTAGCTGATAGATTGTTCCTACTTAATCCAGAGAATGTTTGGCGCATTACCTCTACTCGTCCTCAATACCAGATGTTTGCTGATGTCCGTATGCGATCGGTTTTTGAACTTCTTGATATGAAGCATAATCTGAGAGAGATGGATCGTGCGGACATTCTTGGCAATCTTAACGCTATTATTTTAGTTAAGAAGGGTTCAAAGGAACGCCCAGCAACCCAGAACGAATTACAGCAAGCCTCTGCTCAGGTACAGAACTCTGCCCGTATTCCCATTATTGTTTCTGACGATCGTATGGAAATTGAGATTATCACAAGAAAGACAGATAATACTCTTCGTCCAGAAAGATACAATAACCTTGATTCTAGAATTACCTCTAGATTATTCCAGATTCTTTCAACCGGTGCATATTCATCAGGTACGGCACTTGATAATTCGACAGGACTCTTTAAGGTTATTGCAGCCTCCATGGAAGCGCGAAGAGATAATATTCGACAGGCTCTCATGGATAATATCTTTGATAAGATATACGAGCGTAATGATCAGATCCTTGATGAACCCGTGATGAACTTCTACCCAAGAAGAATCGCTTTGGAGTTTGACCCTCACTTTGCACAATACGTTTACGACCTGTTTATTCAGGGACAGATTTCTCATGAGACTGCTCTCGCTGAAATTGATATTACTCTATCTGAGGAAGCAGCGAAGAAACGTAAAGAAGAAGAGTTGTATGATGATATCTTTGATCCACCTAGACCACCTGGAGCGGCCGGTGGTGGTACCGGCGATCAGAAAACTGACGGAAGAACCGGTGGTGGCAATAATAATGGTGGAGGAACTAATCAGGAATCATTTAACTCTAATCCAAGAAGTGGTTCTCCTAATGAAGAGGAAACAGCCGAAGCCGAAGAGGAAACAGCCGAAAATTAATATAGAAGCATTAGAAAGGATGGTTGCTGCATGACTATTTTAACGGAGGGTGAGAAGTCTTTCTTTTTGACTACCCCTGCAATTCTCATTGATGAATCTAAAGACGTAGCTTCCAACTGGGCTTCTGATCATATTAAGCCGAATCCAGCCTTGAAGTGGGTTCTTGGTAAATATGTTGAAGCTGATAACGCTAACTCTAATGGTCAATATTGGACTCTTGATGATTTGCGTATCTCAAGTCCTACAATTAATCATTCACCAATGAACATAGATCATCATTCGAATGAAATTGTTGGAACATGGGTGGCCTCAGAACTTCTATATCCTACCGAAGATAAGTCTAATATTACAAATCCTTACGTTGAAGTTCTTGGTGTCTTCTGGAAAGCTTATTTTCCAGAGATGCTAGATAAAGTTCAGGAAGCATTTGATTCTGGTACTCTCCATATTTCGATGGAATGTGTTGGTGAAACGGTTACCTGTGTCGGAACAGATAACGCTTGTGGGCAAACTTTTGAGTATGCTGGATCTTTCAGTGATACTTACTGTGAGCATATTCAGAATCGTGAATCATATCGACAAATCAATAAACCACACTTCCTTGGTGGAGCATTAATTGTTCCACCAAACCGTCCCGGTTGGAAAGATGCTTCGGTGAATGAAATAGCTAATCTAACAACCGATGAAGATGCTGATGCAATGATTAAAGAAATTGCACAAGGTTCTCCAGAAGGCTCCCCAGAAGAATGGGAAGCCATTATGTGGGAAATACAATTACGGAAATTCACTCAGATAAGTTAATGTTTTTCAAAAAAATACTCTTATTTTTGTAAAGTGCCGATAATTTTTGTAGACGTAGAAAGGGGTTTAATTCATGGATGAATTAAAGAAACTACATGATGAACATCTAGCGAACAAACCCGACTCTATGTCGGACGAGGACTATGCCTCAGTTATTGAGCAGCATAAAACCAATTGTCCATTTTGTAATGATCAAGCGATTTCCGATAACGATCCCGAAGAAGGGGGTGACATGGATACATTTACTCAAGAAGAATTAGATGCCGCTGTAGAAGCAGCCGTTGCCCCTATTCAAGCTGAGCTTAAGGGTCTTAAAGATTCTGCTGCTGAGTCAGAGGTAGACACCCGTGTTGCTGAGGCTAAGGCTGAAGCAGACGAGCGTGTGGCTGAACTACAGGCCCAATTAGAAGCAGCGGTTCTTGAAGCCCAAACGGCTAAAGATGAACTAGCTAATCTAAACTCTTACCTAGAGTCAGAAAAAGAAGCTGCCGAGCTAGCAGAACTTTACGAAGCTGTTAAGGCTGATCGTAAGGCAAAGATTGCTGAAGTAGCAAATTTCCCAGAAGACTTCCTAGAAGCAAATCTAGACCGTTGGTGCGCGGAAGATGAAGAATCTTTTGCTGCTCGCCTAGAAGAGTGGAAAATTTCTTCAAGCAAGAAAGAAGAAGTTGTAGAAGAAGCAAGCCTCAGCAATGAAGCTATCCGCTCTACTGCAATGAATTCCGTAAGACCTGTAGAGACAGAAGCGAAGATCAAGGGTGACCTTGCTAATCTATTCGCTGCTGGCACTGCTGGTTATGATATTAAGAAACTATAAGAAAGGGGTAACACATGAATACTCGTAATTTTCAGTTCCGTGTATCTCCCCTAGATGGCGAGCGGGGAAGCCGCTTTGTTCTAGATTCTGAGTCCGATGCTCTACCACAGGGCGTTCCAGTAGTAGCAACCGGCGAGTTCGACGCTACTGGTCGTGCTATTGTAGAACTAGCTACCGATGACGGTGGCAACCTTGACAAGCCTAAGGCTGGTCAAGGTGGGATTCTTGTTTACGAACAATTCCGCTACGATGGGACAGATACTGCTATTACCACATACTCTGACATGGACACAGTTCCTGCTGGCCGTGGTGTTCAAGTTGTAACCGGTGAAAACCGTGTGAAGGTTGCATACAAGACCACTGATGCTACAGCGTTCTACAACCGTGCAAACTACCCAACTGCTCGTGTAATGGTTGCTGGCGCAGGCGCCACTCCTACCGTTGCAGTAGGTGACTACCTAACCCCAGGCACCGGCTCTGATGTTGCTGGCTACTGGAAAGAAACTTCAGATGCAGCCGAAGCTTGGTTAGTTGTAACATCCGTCGATTCAAACGGCTGGGTTGAAGCCGTTCTAAACTTCTGAGAGGGGGTCAACAAATGAGTACACTATTTTCTAAAACAGATCCTCTAGTAGAAGAAATGAAGGCTATTAAGGCTCGCGTTAATGAAGAAGCAGCAGCAAAATTCTATGATGACAAATGGCGTCGTGATGTTGCTCAGGAAATCACTGATGGTATCGAACAAGGTTTCGAAACTAACAACATCATTGACCTCTTCAGCGAAACCCTTAACCTAGAACTAGATGGTCGATTCGTAATCGAAGAACTTCGTGGTCTACAAGCCTTCTGGCATGGCCGTGGTGGTTACATTGAGGAAAGCGATCTATGGAAAGATGCATACGAAATTCTACCTGACACAATTGGCTTCCACGTCACTCAGTCAGAAGATCGTCTTCGTACAAACTTTGCTGAAACCGCTGAAACCCTAGTTCGTCTAGGTACCAAGCGTGTTATCGCTGAAATCAACAATCGTGTTCTAGCCGTATATCAGGCAGCTATTCAGTCTGGTGACGACTCCTACATTGGGGCTGGCTCCCTTTCTCTAGCGAACCTTAACTCCGCTCTAGCGGGTGTTCGGGACGCTTCAGAAAACTCCAACCCAGTAATCATTGGTCGTTCAACAATGACCGAGAAGATCATTGATCTTCTTACCGTAGGTAACACTTACCAGATGTTTACCCCCGAAACCAACGAGAGCATTCTCGCCACTGGTGTTCGCGGTGTCTACCGTGGCGCTCAGGTTATCACTCTAAACAATTACACTGATGCTGATGGAAATTCAACTTTCCCAGCGAATGAAATCTTTGTTCTTGATAGAAGTGCTGGCAAGACCGCTTTCTTCGGTGGTCCTCAGTTCAAGGAATACCTTGAGCCTAACAACTGGAACTGGCACTACATTGCACGTTGGGATGTCGCTTCGACTCTCATCTACAAGGATCGTGTCCGTCGTATCGTTGTTGGTGACGTAGCTCCTTGATAAGCTTTTAACCTAAGGTTCTAATTAAGCCGCCTTGCTCATATTGGCAGGGCGGCTTTTTTAGTTCTTTTCTTTATATCATCCGATGTATATTATAGGAATCGTTTTTATACAAAGGAGAAAAGATATGCCACGTAGAGAAGATTTAGAAGTTTGGGAAAACCGTAATCGTAGCGAATTTTGGGTCATGAAAGAAGATCTATCCGGTGATGTCGTACCAGTTCGTGTTCCCCCAGGCAAGCAGATTGAGATTTCAACCTACGACCGCCAGCGGAATCAGGAACAAACAATCGACCCTAAATTTGATTGGTTCACTAATGGGGCTTTGTCAAGAGTTAGGCTTGTTGATACAGCCGAAGACATTGAAGAGATTGAGGCCAACCCCAATGCTAAGTCAGAAAAAGAACTGATTGCGCTTCTTAATCTTAATGCCAATGAATTAAAAAAGGAACTTGCTGAGATTACAAGTCCATTGGTACTAGCTCGACTCAAAGAATTCATTGAATCCGATGATGCAGATAAAATCGAAAGCCTCACCGTTGCTAAGAACAAAGCTGTTATTAGTAGATATGAAGAACTTCATCCACCTGTGACGGGCAAGGTTTTTGATACATACGAAGAAGCTATTGCCAAACCCAAGAAGCTATCGTAATCCGATATATTTGTTAGTATTCTTTAAACTTGGAGGTAGTTAAATGGCGTCAATCGACTTAGAGGATCTCGTTCCAGATTTAGTGATTGAGCTAAATACTCCTGGTGCTAACATATATGGATCTGTTTCCAACGAAGAGTGGGTATCAAGACTGAGGAATGCTTTCTGGGAAGCCCATCTCAATGGGTTCATGGATGGGTGGACAGAATCAGATGGGATTGTATCAAAACTCAACGACCCTAGTGCCAACGCCATGACTCGTGATCAACAACAGTTAATTATTTTACATGCAGGCATGAATGTTATTCGTGCCGAACTCAGAACGCTAAATACATCTGAATCATATAAAGCTGGACCCGTTGCTTATGAGGTACAAAAGTCTTCACAGGTTCTTAGGGCTTTGTTAGACGATATGACAAAAAGAATGAACTATCTATTGCAGCGACTAGCTGACATGGGTATAGCTAGAGATATTTACTACATCAATAGTTATATTGCCCGTCAAGATGCTATTAACTCTGGTGCAACTCCTTGGGTCGGTAACTGATGGCTACGGTGCCGGGTTTTGGAGAGGGATTTCCTTCTACTGTTTTCAGAAATAATATTAAGAATGTTATGAGAATGGGTGCCCCCAGTGCTGTAGAACAGAGGGTTACATTCCGATGGCCTTCAAAAAAAACTTTTGTTGGTAAAACAGACCCATCGGGTCGACCCTACGACTTAGCTTCAGCAACATCTTCTGTTGTCCAGAAAGAAGATGTGCAGATTGATTGCGCTGTGGAGATTTTGGATAGGAACCCAACTGGAACACCTATTGGTGAATTCAATAATCCAAGAGCAACCATAACTGTTTTAGATGTTGATTATGAAACAATTAAAGGCTCAACAATAGTTTTGATAGGTGGAAACACTTATAACGTAAACTATGTTGAGCCTGTTGGTTTGTTTGATGTAACTATTTATACATTACATTGTCAGGCGGTGGATGAAGCAGCATGAGTGAGATAGTAGGTGGTCTAAGACGCAGACTTATTAAAGACAATCTTTATTATATGATTCATAACTCTATGGATCAACTCAACTGGTTTAGTGGAGATTTAAGCAATGACCCAGTTGAACTCATTTCAGAGCAGATTGATTCATCAAAGGAGATTAAACCAAACAAGATTTCTATTTCGGCAGAAGATCTAAATACCAGAGAATGGGAAATGGGTTCTACTTTAGATGAATATGCTTGGGAGATATATATAGATATCTTTGCTGAAGATGAATCTGTGGGCATTCATCTATCTGGCGATATATACGATATATTAACAGGAAAATTTACTTCTCTTGGTCGCTCAGATAATAGATTTAATGTATATAATCTCGCTGTCGATGGCGAACCTTTTTTGTTTAGTTGTGAATTAAGAAACGTTGAGATTGGTAGAGTTAGAGAGTGGAACAAACCCTTCAATAAATATTGGTGGGTTATAGGCGTAACAGTTGTAGATTACTATTATGGAGATGGAGGCTAATAATGGCTACCGTATTTAACAATATTGATAGAGTAGCAGGTGACCCTTTAGTCTCTGTTAATGTAACGATTGAATTAGTTTGGGACACTTCTGTTAGCGCTTTAGCTAAAATTGCTGATGAAGATACTGTTGTTCGTGGTTTGTATGGAACAACAACTGATGCAGATGGCTATTGGGAAGTCGATTTGGTTTCAAATGATAATATTACTCCCGATGATTCTCTATATAAAATTACTGAAAGACTTTCTATTAGCAATGATTCTGTAACATATTATATTTCTGTTCCCGATGCAGCAACTCCAACATCTTGGATTGGTGACATTGTTGTTGATCCCGACGACCTACCTACATGGGTGTGATGCGTGATGACTCCTATTAAGAAGGATTTAGAAATTTGGCAGGGTAAAACCTATGATGAGCCTTGGATTTTTGGTCGAGCCATCAAAGATGAAACTGGTCAAGTTGTAGATACCGAGGTCACCAACCTTGGTGGCTATACTGGAAAGATGCAGTTAAGAGAATCTGTTGATTCAGAAGAACCAACTTTAGAGCTTACTACCGAGAATGGACGTATTCTTATTGATGCAGAACATGGTGAGGTGAGATTGTTTCTTACTGCAGAAGAAACAGCCGCTTTACCTGTTGGATCTTATAAATATGATTTAGAGCTTATTACCGCTTCGGGTCGTGTTTATGGTCCGCTTTATGGAAAAGTTAAGGTTAGAGCAGAGGTAACACGCGATGCCTAATTATATAGAAGATGATGACAATGAAATCATTTTCTTGGGCGAAGACGTAGAGACTACCGAAACACTTATTCCTGGTGAACCGGAAACTCTATTCGTGCAAATGGGTCTACAAGGACCAGAGGGAGCGCAGGGTCCTGCTGGCGATGGTGGTACCGGGCCAACAGGCCCAAGCGGTCCCACAGGCCCACAGGGCGATCCTGGCGGCCCCACGGGGGCGACCGGTCCATTTGGGGCAACCGGACCATTAGGAGCGACTGGGGCGACTGGGGCTATAGGAGCAACCGGAGCAACCGGTATACAGGGCGCTACTGGTGCCGCTGGTGAAGTTGGCTACACTGGACCAGTAGGTGCGAGTGGTGGCCAAGGAGCAACCGGTTCGGTCGGTGCTACTGGTGCTACTGGAGCACATGGTGCTACTGGTTCAATAGGTTTACAAGGATTTACTGGACCCGCTGGTCCGGCCGGCGCTACCGGCGTTCAGGGTGAGATTGGTGAAGTTGGAAATACTGGTCCGAGTGGTGCTACGGGAAATCAGGGTTTTACTGGCGCAATCGGATCAACTGGCGCAACCGGGCCACAGGGTTCAACTGGCGCAACCGGTCTTGATGGCATAACAGGAGCGACCGGTGCTTCGGGTCCACAGGGTGATATTGGTGCTACCGGTCCTGCCGGAGCAACTGGAATAGCTGGATCTACTGGGGTGATGGGAGCAACTGGTTCGCAGGGAGCAACAGGCGCAACTGGCCCAGCAGGTGCAACCGGCTCCCAAGGAAACGCTGGTTTTACCGGAGTCCAAGGAGCAACTGGTCCGATCGGTCCAGATGGAGCCACTGGTTCGGTCGGTGCTACTGGTGCTACTGGAGTTTCTGGTCTAGTGGGAGCCACTGGCGCACAAGGTCCTACCGGATCAACTGGACCCATTGGCGAAACTGGCGCTACGGGGGTTGGTTCTGCTGGTGCGACTGGTGCTACCGGTCCAGACGGTGCGACCGGACCACAGGGTACTTCCATTATCACTAATGCTTCTACGTATTCTAGCAACTTAGGCTATCATTTACCCGGCGTACTCTGGGATAGTCTTAATAATGCTGTTGCGGTTACCGCTAACACAATTCGTTATGTTCCATTTCTAATTAGGGCTGGGACATTGACGGTAGATCGTATTTGTTTTGAGGTGACCACTCTTCAGGCTAATAGTAATGCGAGAGTTGGGGTTTATACTGCTGACTCAACATGGCAACCAACTGGTGCTGCTCTTATTGACGCCACGGCAACAACTGCGACTACAGGGGCTAAAAATATTACTGTATCAGGGACATTGCCTGCTGGGCGCTATCTTGCATGTATAGTTTCCGATGCCAACATCAGCGTAAGATCTGGAGCAGCTAGACCAACATGGGGAACTGATCACGCCGCTACAGTTGTGACCGCTCCATCTTCTGCTCAAATTATTACTAGTCGTAGTACCTCGCTTACCTATCCATCTTCATTACCAAATTCGGGGCCAGCTTGGAACGCTATATCTGGTTCTGCAACTAATCCAAATACTGATCCACTTATCTTACTAAGGGGCACTTACTCATGATAACTCTTCGTACTGATATAGATATAGAAGGCAATGAAACAGATATTTGGTATGTGCCCGATGGTGGAATAACCATTTGGCATAATGGCGTAGACACTGGTGAACCTTATGTGCCAATAGAAATAGAATCTGCTTTAGATGCAGAACAAGCATTAGCCTTAATGGTGCTATGTATTGCCGATAATGATATGGAAGGTGCTCAAGAAGCTGCCCAAATGTGGAAGACGGCCGTAGGATTATAACGTTTGACGTTATATTAAATAGGATCGAATAAAGGAGATAAGTTGTCTACTACTTATATTGTACAAGGTAAACAAGGACCAGAAGGCGCCCAAGGGGCAACTGGTCCACAGGGTGCAACTGGACCTGCTGGTGGTGGGACAGAAGGTCTTTTTCGATCCCAGTATCATTCTCTCTTAGAGGGAGAATATATTCTAGATGACGAAGATGGGGTTATTGGTGGCGCTGGAACAATCATTTTACCAGCGATTTCAGAAGACGAACAAGATCCTAGAGTCTGGGTTATATCCGCTTATAGTGGTGATATAATTCTTCAGACCGAAAATGAAGCACCTATATTTATTCTGGATAATCAAAGTCAGCAGCCATACACCATTTCGCAGAATTCTGTTATTCATCTTTTAAGATATGTTGGTGTATGGAGAATTATTTATGATTCTTCTGTAATTGGCGACGCTAACCCTAGTGCATCTGTTATTCCAGCATCTGTTATTTTATATTGTCCAACACTCACGGCTGAAGACCTAACACCAGCAGAAAATGATGTTATGTACTGGGTTGAGCGTACCCCTAATCTAGTAACACCAGATCCAGATACTGGTTTATCTGACTGGACAACTCGACAGGTCTTTTCTTGGACAGAGGGTTGGGCCACGGATAATGATCCCATTAATGTCTTGATGATGGTCGATTCAGATAGTTGGTTCCCAACAATATTGGCAGAGGTTGTGCCTGATGGTTTTAGCGCCATTGAAGTTTCTGGCGGTCAGCCAATTGTTCTTGGTTGTGGCGGATCTGCTGATCCATCCGGTTCTATATGGTCGGGATGGAATGTTGGAGATAATATGGCTGGTGCTATTGATCCCATGGAGCCAGCAACTCATATTATCCCAGTTGGTTTAACAGCGGATTTAATCAGGTTAGTAGATCGTTTTGGTTCTGGTGATCATGAAAATCTAGCCGATTGGTATAGTGCTGTCAATGAGGCTCTCAAACCATCTAATTCAATTACTAAAGATAGTGATATTTGGTATTTAAATAATACTTCCCTTCCAGTGGATCAGATTTCTGTTTCTGTAGAGAGAAATATTATTGCAACTCACGAAGAACTTGTTGATGCTGGATTAGAAGCTTATTTTGATGGTTCTAGTGGCGGTTATATTAAAGATTTAAGAGGTAAAGTTTGGAATGCCAATTTTATGTCCTCTGAACAAAGCGGGTTTGTTCCCATTGTTGATGGAATCTTTATTTTCTCTGATGCAGAAACCATTCCTATTTCTAATTTACCAGAGGGATATTTAGGTTCTGGTGGACCAATATATGATATTGGTAATGGTACCGGCATGATGATTCTTCACTTAGAGGGCGCTTATTATCAAAAATTAGCAGCAGCCAAAGTTGTTATGGATGCAAATGGTCCTGTTTCAGTAACATATCTTGGTGATATTTACACTTCATATATGACAGAATCAGCAGTTCAAGCTTTAGAAGATTGGATAGCTTCTGCTGGCTCTGGTATTTTCACTATTTTCAATGATTATATGTATGTGTATGGTGTTGATTATTTGGATTCTAGTGGCGTTCCAATTTATACTGTTGCCCGCTGCTCAACTTCGGATATAGTTAATGCAATTTCCAGTGACCAAGCACCACTTTTCTATAAGTATTATAACGATGAGTGGACAGAACTTGGCCTTGGTGGAAATGCTTTTGATTTAGGACTTGATAGCCCAAGAGGTAATGGAGATATTGTTATTCTCCCCGATGGTCGTTATCTTTGGGTAGGAATTAATAGTCCACTTGGAGATAATGTCTTAGCTTATTCAACTTCTTTAGATGGAATTGATTGGTCCCCATGGTACAATCTATTTGACCCAGAGCCAGCGACTGTAGAATGGATTTATTCTACTATTTGGACGGGAGATGAACAATTTACAAACGAACACAAAGTCACTGGTTCTCAGATAAAAGTTATGATTGTTGAAGCAGATCTTGCTGATCGCTGGGGTACCAATCAAATTCTTGAATTCACACTTAGACCAGCCGTTGCTAATGTAAATCTCATAGACATGCAAGAATCTATAGATACGATTGAAGATAGCATAGCTGATCTTACGGGCTATGATCAAATGTTATTTAGAGAACTTAGACTTGGTAGTGCATCGGTTTCTCCTGGTGGTGAGACTATTGGATATATGGCAGCTATGGCTGGGGCATTATTCCTTTCCGAACCATATACAGATTCCCTAATTGATACGTCATTATTAGGCGATCCAGTAGCAACTGCTTGGGATGTTAGTTCTGATCTTAGTCCCTCTGCTCCTGATCCATATTCTTTGGTTTTTGACTGGGGAGCGCCAGGTGAGGGTCCAGGCGTTGATGGAGCTTGGAAGTCATCAATGGCCTTTGTTATCCCTCAGACCCCATCAGGATTAGATTTTGTTGGATTCAGACTTTTGGGAGTTGTATATGATGTTCAGGAACCATTAATTTATAATTCTCTAACAATTGCAGCGGTTATTCTTAATTTTGACGATTTTAGTCTTTCTCCAGGGGCAATGGAGGGTTATAGTGGGTCTTATTCTACATATGTGATGGTCGTTGATAAACCTGTTCCCGCTGGAGTTCCTGAAATTGGAGTATCTGGTAAGACGGCAGTTGTTGAGTTTAACTGGAATAATACTGATTTCACTCCTCCTGGGAGCTTAACGATCGACGCAATAGAACTTCTTTATAGAAACCAAATAGTCATTTAATAGAAGGAAAAAGGATATGGATGCAGAATTTTTAGCAATGGTATTAGCGCCAGAGAATACACCTAAAGACTTAATGGAAGAAGATGGCGACCAACCATTTCACCCAGAAATTTTAGTTGAATATGGGATAGAAGTACCCGAGGATCTACTATGACTTTTCAAGGTGATTTATCTAAGGTTGTAAATATAGCCCGTTCACAGATTGGCGTTGTTGAAAAACCAGTTAATAAAACGATGTATGGAGAATGGTTTGGATGGAATGGTGTTGCTTGGTGTGCTATTTTTGTAAGCTGGGTATTTGATAAAGCGGGTAATCGTATTCCCCCACTTCAGACCTCTAAGGGTTGTGCTTATGTTCCAACTTTCGTGCAACACGCTAAAGCAACTGGGCAGTGGCGTCCGAGGGGAACATATACCCCTAAAGCTGGTGATTTAATTATATTCCAGTTCACTAATCGACCAGACCATATCGGTATTGTTCAGTCTGTATTGCCAGATGGCAGAATTCTTACTGTCGAAGGAAATACTAATGCTGCCGGTTCGCGGACTGGTGGTATGGTTGCTCAGCTTCACCGCCGTTCTGGTATTATTGGCTTTGTCGACGTAAGACCAACTGCTCCGGTTATTGATTGGGCTGCAATTCGTAGATGGAATGCTGGTGTAGTTCTATCTAAACTACAGGGAGTGAGAACTCCATTAGATAGTAAGGGCTGGTCGGAAGATATCAAGATTCTTCAGCAGGCTTTGAATATCGTTCAGAATGCTGGTCTTACTGTTGATGGAATCTATGGTCCATCCACGTTCTTGAATGTGGCCGGATTCCAGAACAACTGTAAGAAACTCGGATTAAAGATGAGCGATCCGGTGGGGATAATGGGTGATTCCACTAAGTGGTGGCTCTGCACCAATCTTCAGAATATTAGGGACGGAAGATAAACTATAAAAAGGAAAAAGGGATATGTTTAATGCAAACAAAGATTTTTTAGGAAAACGTCGAGATAGAGCTATAGCAACAATTTTAAGCTTTAAAGAAAAAGAATGTGATACTTATCTTCCACAAGATGTTTCATATGAATTAAGAAAAATTATTCTTGATCAAATCAATGATGTTGTTGATTTAGCTTATGATTTAATCAATGACGATATTGTTATTAATGAAGCTTTCTTGCAAAGGTTAGACGAGATTTTAAACATGTAGGGGTTTCTTATGGCTAAGAATAGAAGACTTAGCGCTCAAGCGCAGGCTAGGTTACGTAATCGTGGAGGCCAGTTTGCTCGTCAAACTGGTGCTTCCTTTTTTCGTGTTGATGATATTATGCGTGACGTTACGGATCAGGTATCTAAAGATCTTGCTGATAAGTTGACTTTTTGGGCTAATAATATTAAAACTAATGCTGAGAGAAGGGCTGGCTTAAGAGAGGTTAACTCAACTATTGCTAGAGAAACAATGAGTTTTGTTATCAATGCATATGAGAACAGAGGCTCTGAAGGCACTCCCGCCTACAGATACGAAGACCCTGATGATGGACCACCACGGCAGTTTAAAAGATATTCTAATGGAGCTATGTTAAGGGCGTTAAGCGACCCTAATAACTATACGTTTTCACCTAGAGAGTTTTCTTTCATTAATTTTGAGATTATGGACTCTCATGCGAAACAATGGTATCGTTTGAACTTCGGTACAAAAGATCGGCCTGGAGACTCTCCTTCTGGTCCAAATATGAAATTTATGGGGGTTGAGACTTCAAGAAAAATAACCCTAGATCAATGGAAGCCATCTGATTATGTTGCCATGCCTAAGGGTTTTTGGTCTAAAACATTCGCTGCACAAACAGAGGGAACTCTTTTGAAGAGAGGACGTGGAGCTTTTTATCCAGCAACTCTTAATCCAGAATCTGGTGCAGCGAAGCCAGTTAACTTTAGAAAAGTTAAAGGTATTGAAGGTAAGCACTTCCTTGATCAAGGAGCTATTTTCATTAATAAGAGATACCCAGAATTACTTGAGAACATGGTTGAAGACTGGATGAAAAGAGGTCTTTAAAAACTTTAGTCCGATAAATATTATAGGAACTAACCCATAGTGTTGGTTTATATTATAATAAGCGGCCTCCCTGTAGGCTAATTGGAAAAAAGAAATAAATATTAGCTTACCTATAAAGGAGGGTAAATATGGCAATTAAAGGTGGACAGATTCTACACTCATCTGGCACATATGTACTTGACCGTATTCAGTCAAGCGGTCCAGGTGACCTAAACATCCCCGAGGAAAAGATTTACGAACTTGGTAACTACGAATCAGTTGCTACCGTTCGTGACATTCCCGAAATTTCATTCGATCTAGAGTCATATGATATGACTACAGAGTTTGAGTGCATTCTTACCAACAAAGATCCAGTATCTTTCTCAAGCTCAGTTGGTTCAAACGATATTGATTTTGGCGATGCTGTTCCAATTGATATTATTTCACCTTGGAAATCACGTCGTGGTCAGTTCGACATTGTTAAGGGTGTAATTATTCCTTATCTAACCCTAGAGTCAGCTTCATACCGTTTCGGTGTTGGCGAAAACTCTTCACAGAGCTTCAGCCTTCGTGGCGATTCAATCTTCTATACCCCAGGTCAGCCCTGGTATGAAGAATTCACAAACACTGGCATTGGTCCATACACTCTAGAAAACAGCAATGTTGCAACCGTTTACAACGTTGGTCTTGATAACATTTATGTTCTTTCTGTATGTCTAGTGGATTCAACCACAAACGCTTACAAGAGACTTTTCTTTGATGACACAGTTGACGGTACAACCGATTCAGGTTTCGGTGGTTACACTAACACCACAACTAGCGTTACACTACCTAATGATGAATCAGCAACTTACGACACTGTAAGAATCACTTACGGTACTGATGCTGGTACATTTGATTACACTCAGACCGGTAACAACTTTGATGGTGATCAGCTAGTTCACCAGAACACCACAGTAAAGCCTGCCGCTATCCGTGGTAAGGACATTGATATCTACATCGGTATTGGCGCCACTCCTGCTTGGACTCGTCTGAACTCAGTTCAGAACGTCGAAGTAACTTGGACTGCCAATCTAGAAAACGATGAGGAACTCGGCAACGAACGCTATGTTTCAACAGAATATGACGTTCCAGAGGTTAATGGTTCAATCGGCGTAAAGCCTTTCGATCCAGCGGACCTTTTCGCTAAGATTTCTCAGATTACCGGTGTTGATGATACTAAGGTTATCGGTCCTAACGTAACTACTCCAGTTGCTCTAGAAATCAGAATTAATCACCCAGATTCCGGCGCACGACTAAAGACTCTATACATCCCAGATGCAAGATTCTCAGTTCCCGGTTACAGTGGTCAGGCTAACACCACACTTGAAACCTCAATGAGCTTCACCTCTGATGGTGGTAACCTCACTGTTTACAACGGTTCAAGAGTCTGATAAAAACCTTATGGGAGTCCATGTGGATTTCCTCTTCTAAGAGAAAGGTCGCTCTCGCAAGGGAGCGGCCTTTCTTGATGTTGTGCCGATATATGAAATAGGACTGTAGATATAATCAAGGTATAGGAGAAAAGAATGGCTAAAAAGAATGATGAAGTTATTGCGCCCGTAAAGCGCAGACTATCCGATCTGTTCGTCACAGGCGAAGAGGTAGTTTTTGATGATGGAGATGGCGATGCTCTTACTGTTTGGGTTCAAAAATTAACTCCAGCAGAAACCCAACTTGCTGTTGAGAGGTCGCGACCATCTAAAACTAAAATTATTTCTATCAAAAAGCTTCCTGATGACCACCACCTAAAGCTTCGTTATCTTGACGAACTAGAATCCGCTGGATTCGAAGAAAAAATTGATTTCATTAAATTCTTGATTAGATCAAAACTTGATGAAGCAAGAATCTCAGCACAGGAACGCGTAGCTGCAGAAGAAGAGTGGTCCAAAGATGATTATCTTGTTGGGCTTCAGGAGGCTTGGAATGAAGAATTGCAAGCTAAATGGGTAGACTCTGGTGACGAGGATGATGATGCTAACAGAGTTTATAATGAACTGAAACGGTATACGGATCAGGTTATGAATGAAGTAAAGACGGCGGAACAGGAACTTATTAATGAACTTGACGATCTTTCACTAGAAGCGCTTCAGCGTCGAGCGGTAAACCGTTTAATAGAAACACATGGAGATAACGCTCTCATCGCTGAGTTCAGAAAGCAACAGTTATTCTATGCTGTCCGTGAGGGAGATAATCATAAAAAGAGATATTTTGAGAACATAGAAGAAATAGATACCTTACCCGGTGTTATTTACACACGTTTGCTTAACACATACAGCGAGCTTTCTGTTGATTCTTTTGAGGGAAAAGACTAGGAGGCTCATCCTTTTTTGTGAGAATGGCCTCCTTCGCTAAGTCCACTGGTTCGGGTAAATCTATACTTCCAAAGGGTATAGATTTACATAATATTACAAATGACCTATTTATTGCAATAGAACACTCTTTGAGGATTCTATCGTGGCAAGAAAACCTTCCTTCGGATGAATGTCCTCCAGCATGGATGTGGCCTCTTGATTGGGAGATTGATGAATGGTTTAAGAAATTGAAGATTGAAAGAGATAACAAGTACGGTAGATCTTCATCTAGTAGCTACAATGATGAAGGCGACAGTCTATTTGATGAAAACGTTTACTTTGAACGATTGAAGACAGAAGGGTCTTTATTTGAATAAAGCCGATATCTAACATAGGATACTGTGTAGAAAAAGGGGTTAGCTATGGATGGAAATAAGTTTCTTATTGAGGTAGGCGTTGACACTTCCCCTGCCGAAAAAGATCTTGCTGCCTTCATGAACAAGCTGAATTCCATGAGAGAGAAGGCTGCCTCTCAGGATTCTGGCTCATCTTCTGCCCAGTTACCTCCACAGGTAGCTAGTGCAGCATTTAGTGACGCTCCTATTGATCTTTCAAAACAAACCTCTGATTTAAAAGAACAGGCAAAGATTCAAAGACAAATTGTTCAAGACAGAGGTAAACTAGTTGGGCTTCTACAAGAAGAAGCTCGCATTTCTGGTTCTATAGGATCTGGGGATCTGCAAAACATTAGAAAGGGAGCGGAAGACGCTCTTGCCGCCGCCTTTGGATCAGATAAATTAAGCTCTTCTTTGAAGGGTGTTTTAACTAAAGCTATTAATCAAACAGTAGCAGAGGTGCGTACACCAGAAGGCAAGGTTACTCAAGCTCAAGCTTTGAGTGCCAAGAACGCTCCCGCTCCACCAGAAAGATTTGCTACTAGATCAACCGCTGTTCTAAAAACTGTTGGCATTGACGCTCCAACCGTCGTTAGACCAAATGTTGATATTCTAAAAGATTTCAATAAAGCTGTTCAAGCAAATCAGGGTGACATCATTGGTGTGTTAAACTCTATTTCTTCCAGCCTTCAATCAGTTGTCAAAGGGGCCGAGTCTCTAGCTGGTAACTTTACTTCTGCGGCTCAAGATCAAGGTAAAGCCCTTGACGATATGACAGACAGTATGACTGAAACAGCAAAGTCTGTTGGAAAAGTCAATGATGAGATTCTTAAATCGCTTGCCGATAAAGCTAAAAAGGCTGCTATTGATTCTCAGAAGAGCTTCGGTGGCCGTCAGAAAGAAGTTTTAAAAACAGTTGTTGATAATCCTGGCATCACCTATGAAGAGCTAAAAGCTACTGGTGCTCCACCTCAGACAATTCAGTCGCTTACAAACAGGGGTTTAAAAAGAACTGGTGATAAATTTGATTTAGACACCTCCGCTCTCACTAATTTTAATACCGAATTAACAGGGGTATTAACAGATTTCATTGGTACAAGTGCTGGTAGTATCAACGAAATACAAAAATTAGAAAAAGCTATAAACAACTTAATTGCTGGGGTCGATTCCGTTACCGCAGAAGTAGAGGGTACCGCTACGGCGGTCGCTCAGGACGGTCTATTTGGAGAGAAGGGTAAGACTGAAGCCGTTCGCAAGGGATCTGTTCCACAGGATGAACCCGCACCTGCTAAGAAAGAAAAGTTTGTTCAAACAGATTTTCTTGCACAAGAACAAACAATTGAAGATGCGTTAGCTGCTGAAGCTGAAGTTATTGAAGAAACTGTTGATGTTAGAAAACAAGCTTTAGAGTTACAAAAACAAGCTGTTCAAGCTCGCCTTGCCTCATCCAAGGCAGAGGGTGAATTCTACGATAAGTTTGATTCTATTATCCGTAAATATGGTGGCGACCCAGAGGGTGATGCTATAGTTAATAGAGACGTTGTTTTTGAAGACACAACAAAAGAACCTAAAGAAATAACAATGGCAGAATGGGAAACCCTTGGTTCGTTTGAGAGAAACTGGGAAAGACTTCACGAGGCAGCACTTGAAGCAACTAGGGCTTTAGAAGTATTTGTTCAAGCCAATAAGGTTTCTACTAAGGATTTGTTTGTAGAATCAGAGGGAAATGAGCCACAGAAACTTCTTGATAGTCTCAAGGCTGAATATGAAAGACTAAAATCTGTCCAGGGAGAGCAACTTAGTGCTGCGGCAGCGGCTGGTCTAAAAATAGATACAGAAAATCGTCGTGGCGAATTTGGTGGCGAAGGTCCAAGACAAGAAGTTATCGCTCAATATGAAGCAGAACTTGAAGCTTCTAAAGAGGCTGTGAGTGAAACATCAGCTAAATTACGTTCAGTATCGGCTAAGATCACTGAGCTAGAAAAATCCTTAGGTCTTGAAGTCTCCGCTCTTGAGCTTACAACTAAGGCTTCAGTTAATCTTACGAAAGCTCAGGTTGCTGCTATTCAAGAGATTTCTAAAGATGCTGCTTTTGGGCAGACCACTCTTAATGCAAAGGGTACTGGTGGTTTGTTCACATATGACAAAGCTGACGCAGAAAGAGTTGGAAGATTTGCACAAGGAGTTCTTGAGGACCCTCAATCTTCTGCTGTAGAAAAACGTGCTGCCACAAGAATCTCTGAATCAGTAGATATAACTCTTCAAGAAATAGAAAGAGCTAATACCGCTAGGTCTGAGATAGCTGACATTTTAGAAGATACTACAGAATATTTAGATGAATCAGCGCAATGGGAAAAAGAAAGAGCAGAACGAGCGAAAGTAAGGGCGCAAGAAGTTGCTGATGCTGTTGCGGCGGCAGAAGCGAAAGGATTAAAGACTATTCCTATCGCTTCCCAGGATGCGACTAATCTACAAAGATCTAGACTTACATTTGCTAAAGATAAATTCCTAGATCCACTAGGAAAAGACCAATACCCAGCTTCTGGTAAAGTAGAAAATGATTTCAATTTTGATACAGCATTAATTTATGATCCAAATGATTTAGATTTAATTAGATCTAGAATTAAAGAGGTTATCAACGGCCTTACTAGCGATATAGCTTCAGTTGAAGCTGGTTCTGGATCAGTTTCTACTCCGCTTAAGTTTCTTCGTGAGCGTCTTGAATCTGTTGAAAAAATAGCTTCTGAAATTTTTGCCAATGAAGGTCAAACATTAAATCTAAATACACTTGAAATAATTAATGATAAAATTACAGACTTAACATCTGAAGCTGAGGAATCTGCTCAAATAACTAGAGAGCAGAATGCTATTGGTGGACAAATTACTGCAGCGATGGAGCAGGAGCTTAAAGCTCGTCGCGAGGCTGCTGACGCAGCGGCTAAGGCTCCGTTGAGCGATGCCGATAAACAAGCATTGGCTAACGCAGAACAGCCTACTTTACTTTCTTCAAATTCTACACTTGATCCATCTCTTTCTGAACTTGAGAAACAGTTAATTCTTGCTGCTGAAAGAGTCAAGGCTATTGTCTCTGTTCCGGTAGAGCAACTTGAGGCAGGGGATGAAATTTGGCGTAACTCTGGCGCTGGTACGCTCTTGCGGAAACTTCAGAATCCAATTGGTGGAAGAGAAGGAGTTCCGCAGGTTGTTGACTATGTACCAGAAACTAATTATCCAATTCTTGGTGACGCCACGCAGGGTGATGCAATTAAGGTTCTGAAAAAAGTTGATGCAGAGAGACTCGCCAACGGAGAAACGGCTCTTTCTGTAGAGGAAGCAAGAACCATCATTGCCCAAAAACTACTAGAAGTAGAAGCGGAACTTGTTCCGATGATGGCAGCGTATAAGACAGAAGAAGAAAAGGCTCTTGTTTTAAAGAAAGAGTTAAACGACTTTCTACAAAAGAAACTTGATGAACAGGGAGTCAATGTTAATGCTGAGGATGTAAGGGTAGTCAGTCCCACTGGATCGGTTTTTAAAAAATCTGGACCCGGCAGTAAGAGTCCATTATTTAAACTATCAGATACAGATTACGAAGAGTATATTAACAGATTGCACAAAATCCCTCAGTTAAGTGCTGCAAGGTTTAATAGAGAAGGCTACAATCCCGTAGGTCTAGGAAGTGATTTTCCACGCGATGATTCGGTTCCTAGATCACTTAATCAGGTTAGTAGCGACTACGAGGCTCTATCTGACATTATTCGTAGGCAGGTTGATTCTTCCTTTGAAGCTTCTGTAACTCTTGATCAATTAAATGATCTTTTAAGTTCAACCGCTTTAAGTCAAGAGGAAATTAATAAAGTTAGTCTCATAATACTAGACAAGCAAAGAAAATCATTAGAATCATATCTAGTTAATAATCCTAACAGAACTGATACTGATGCTAATCCAAATGACCAATCTATACGTCAACAGGCTGAGCTTTCTAAAACATTAGAAGACATAAATACTATTCTTGGTTTAAGAAAAGAAGCAGAGCAGAAAGTTGTTGACGCTGTAGAACAACAGGCTGCTGCTCAAGAAGATATAACTAGAGAAATCTTGAAGCCTGATGCCGTTATTCAGCCATCCAGACTTCCAGCCGAAGTTCGTGGACCAAAAATTCCAACTGCTCCACCGGAAATTATTGATGTTCAATCTGCTTCGGATGAAGATAAATTAGCTAAGAGATTAGCTAATCAAGAATATGCTCGACAAAAGCTAGCCCGATCAGCCGCTGGCACGATTGGGACCGAGCCAATTGAAGGTGTCGAAAAAAGTGCTGAACGTCTTTCCGCAACAATGGATGAGAGTCTTACATCCATTAAAGGCATGTCTCAAGCGATGCTTCAGATTATTGATCTTCTTGAAAAGAATCCTGATCTTGGGCTTGCAGAGTTTAAGCAGATTACCGGTGGAACAAAGGGTATGGGGCCAAGGGGCGCTTCTCTTAAGGCGTTACAGGATCGTGGTATTGTTACTTATGACGAACGATCTAAGTTAAAAGTTGCTGCCCGTGAAGATATCCCAGGGTTGTTTAAAGCTTCTTCTGATAGAAGAGTGGAAAGCAAAAGGACAGCAGATGCCGAGCTTATTGCTCAAGCCCAAGCTGAACTAGAAGCTCAAATCGAAGAATATGGAGCAGATGTTGTAGACGCATTCAGCGACAATCTTTCCGACCTTACTCAGCAGTACGTTGATTTACTCAAGGGGAGAATTGAGGCTCTAGAGTTTAGTCTTGGGAATGAAGATGGCGTTATTGGCGCTGTTGGTGACATTCCAACTCCTTTAATCAATAAAGATCTTTATGAAAGATTTGGTGAAGCAATTGGTCCTGAATGGGATTTCTATGTTGAAGCCTTTTTAGCTGAAAATTCTCCAGGTCTTCTAAATTTTCGGGGAACTAATTTTAGTAAGAGTGATATTGATTCCCTTCTTTTCTCGGAGGATGATCCTCAAAAGCAAATAACTAATGCTGCTAATGACATTAGGGATAGAATTGAAAAGTCTCAATCTAGAATTCCTGGTGATTCTACGTCAATTGGCTTTGAAGATTTCCTTTCTGAAACACCTAATCTCAGAGAAGCAAACCTAACCATTAGTGAATATGTAACCCAGTTGTTAGAGTTAGTATCTCTTTCTGAAGAGGTCACCAACATTTCTAATGGGCTTGCTGGCCTAGATCTTTCTACAGCCATGGCGCTGTTCGGGGGTCAATTGGAGAGCATGGCTGCTGAGTCAGTCGTGCTCAGCGAAAATATAGCAAATGCGGCTAGGGAAGAAACTATCGCTAAGCTAGAAGCTATTTCACAAAACAAAGCTGCATTAAGAGCATATAAGCAGGCTTTTGTTGAGGTTAGCGATGAAAGCTTTGCTGATTTGTCTATTGACTTCCAAGAGGTGCTACAAGAGCAGTTGCGACAGGCGGCAGAGAATGCTAGTGCGACTTTGCGAGGCAACGAGTCAATTCTTGGGGAGGCTTCAACAGCTAGAACAATCAATGTTGATGAAGGTCAAGCTATCGACAATCTCCTTGGTATACAGAATGCTTTAGAGGCTAAGATCTTTAGGGAAGGTACGTTTAACTTACCTCCAACCGAAACGACGCCAAGTGTTGCTCCCGCAGCAGAAGCACAAGATTCATTAGTTAACGAGGTTTTTGAAGGCGCAAAGATTGAAGCCGAGACAAACACTCAAAGACGTAAGAATCTTGAAAAAACCAAACAAGAGGTTAATGCAGAACCCCTTAATTCGGAAGTCTTTGTTCAAGAAGAACAGGGTCTTGTTAGTGCTTTGGCAAGAAAGATTGAAGCTCTTGATCAACAATCTTCTCTCTTAGAAAATATCTATCCTTCATTTGAGGAAGCTGAACGTCAGCTTGTTATAGCGCTGAATCGTAAGCGTTTACTTTTAAATGCTCAGGCTGATGCGCTAGAAAATAACGGGGTTAGTTTAGCCCCAATTTCTGCTATTGATCCATTCCAGTCTGGCGGAGCAGATGGTGGTCCTAAGTATGGAGTAAATCCTTATGACACCATGAACCCTGGTGGCGGTGGTGGCGGTGGTGGCGGTGGTTATGTTGGTGAAGAGGGCGAGGGATTCGATCCAGTTGAAGCTGCTAAAGCCAGAGTAGAAGCTGCTCAAAATGAACTATTAATCAACATTGCTCTCTTTACTCAAATTTATGAGAAAACCACTCTTCTTCTTTCTGAAAAACTAGCCGAACTACAGGCTGGAATCAAAGGATTCGATGAAAAACTAAAGGGCATGACCCTTCAAAGTATCATTGATCAAGGAGATGTTTTCAAAGATGTAACAGAAGGTAAGGCTGAGCAAAAGTCTGCTAAGGCTATGATTGATGCGGGAGCCGCAGAAGCACTTCTCGCAAATGATGATCTGTTGTTCAACTTTGTTGCAGGCCAAAAACTACTGGCCGAAGCCATGGAGAAAATCTCTCAACAGATTTTCGATAAAAACCTTGAAGCAAACAAGCGTATTAATGCTGCTTGGGAAAAGGCTGCTGTAGCCTATGAGATTCTTACCGAAACAAACGCTGGTGCTGGGGAAAGTTTAGCTGAACTATTCAGTAAGTATTCTGGCGCCTTAAGCGTATTTAATCAACAGTTAACGGCTCTCACTAAAGAGGGGGTTACTGGTGATCCAGTGAGTTTACAGGCTATGGGCGAAGCAAAGGGCAGAACCCGTATAGCTGACACGGTTATATCGAATCAAACTAATCAGTCTATTCTTGATACTATTAACAATGATCCGAATGACCCTAATGGTGAACGTAATCTTGTTGAAGAACTCTTAGATGCTCAGGTTGCTCTGATTCGTTCAACATCAGAACTTGCTGAACTACGCAACCAACAGGTCGAGTTAACTGGTGATGTTATTAAGCAGTTAGCTGAAGAAGATACCTCTATTCTCAATCTCAAGAACGCTCGCGAGGCTGCTGCTCAAGCTCTATTTGATAATCTTCCGGCTGGGGCACTGAAGGATAAACTAGCTCTTCAGAGAAGGGTTGGTCAAAGAGAGCTTAACGTTAATGATCCACAATACATTTCGTTGAGAAGACGTGAGAATCAGCTTAGGCAGCAAGAGGCTAGAGCTATTGTTGGCGAAAAACAGGCTCCAGGTTTAACTGGTAAGATTACCAGATACTTTGATTACCAGCCAGACCGTGGTGGCGCTGGCTTCAAGCAGTTCTTTGGTGGCGGTGCGCTTGCCGCTCTCCGCTATGGTTTACCAGGGCAGATTATGCGAAGCGGTGGTTCTCAGATTGTTAACACAATCAAAGAAGCAGAAGAACTTCAGTTCGCTTTAGCTCGTTTAGAAGGACAGTTCAAAACAGCCTTCCCAACAGAAAACTTTGAAGAAGTTCGTGCCAATATTAAAGCGGTCGCCGCTGAAACCGGTCTTGCAGCAGATGAGATTGCTAACTTCCAGATTCAGATTACAGGCGCCTTCTCTGATACGGAAATCAAGGGTGTTGGTGGAACTGATCTAATTGAGAAACAAGTTGAGTCTGCAGCTAAGCTTGCTCAAACGGTGGGACTACCATTGGCTGAAATTACCGATGGTTTAACTGCTGCTTCTCTTGCCTTTGGTGAAGACTTCGAACGTATCGGTGATGTTGCTGTTCGTCTAGAAGAACGCTCTGGTGTTCTCGCTAAAGAAACTATTGCATTCATTGGTGACATTGCTCCCGTTGCCGAAGAAGCTGGCTATTCTATTGAAGAGTTCGCCGCACTTGCTGCTGTTGCTCAGCAAAGGTCTGGTCGTTCTGGAGCCGCCCTAGCTGAATCATTTGGTCGTGTGATCCCAGCGTTGAGTGAGCAAAAAGATAAACTTATGGAGTTGGCTCAGATCACTCCATCATTACAAAATCCTGGATTCATTGATGCTATTCGTCAATCTGACTCTAAGGAGATTCTTAACCAGATCGGTCAAGCATATCAGAGCATGGGTAAGGATGCTCAGCAGGCTACGATAGCTATTCTTGGTGGTCGTCGTGAAGCTCAGGCTCTTATTCCAGCACTAGCCAATCAGGAACTTGTTGCCAGATTACAGAAAGATGCAGAGAACTCTGTTGGTAGTTTGGATAAGAGATTTGAAGACATTCAAAAGACATTAACAAACTCTCTTGCTCGTTTAGGCGAATCTGTGAGACAGTTTGGTGTTGAACTTCTTGAATCAGGTTTGACAGATACATTTGAGCTAGCTATCAGTTTAGCAGAGAAACTATTAGGAGTATTAACCCCTATTGCTGGTGTGTTTGCTGATATTAATAAACTTCTTGGTGGAGTTCCCGCTGCTGTTGCCGCTTTGTCTGCGGTTGGTGTGGCCTTCAAGTCATTTGCTTTCAAGGACCAAACAGAAATAGTTACCGATCCATTGACAGGTGTTGAAAGCGAAAATGTGATAGGTAGACAGTTCATAGGAACTGACTTCATACAACAAATTGTTGGAAATATTAAAGAAGATTTTGCTGCCGGTTTCGTCGACTCGGGAAGAACCAGCGTAGAGAGAAGAACTGGTCAAGCGCTACCTGTTGGACCTTTCGCTGCTGGTCAGGGTATTCCAGAAACTGCTCAGCTTCTTACAGCGGGTGAAAAACTTAAGGCTGGTGGCACAGGGTTGTTAACGGCTGTTGGTGGCGGTTCCGCAGCACTCGGTGCAGGTGTTATCGGAATTGCAGCCCTAAGTACGGCTTACGGAGCTATTCAGGGTCAAATTAATGCAACCAAGCAGGCTTTGGACGACCTTATTTTAGAAACTAAGAATGATATTGCGTCTACAGACCTTGATGTTGATGGGGCAAGACAGAGGCTAACTGAAAACCTTCAAACACAAGCCGATGATGCTAGAAAAGCTTATGATGGCTGGACGGAGTTTTGGGGTGAACTTGGGAATAGCTTAAATCCTGGTGACTACCTTGAGGGGCAGGCCAATGTTATTGGCTCTTCGGATAAATTTAGAGATGCTTTAAAGATTTTTGAGTCTTCTGATTCTTTGCGTAAAGATATATTTGATGAATATAAGGTTACGCTTGGTAAGAGTACCGGTGGACTTAGAGATATTGCTAAAAGCTATAAGGATAGTATTGAGGCGACAGACGGCTATATTGAAAAAGATGCTGAAGGAGCTTATAGACTATACAATGAGGCTGGCCAGGAGATGGCCAACGTTGCTCTTGAGGGTCAAGATGCCAAATACGTAGAGAACTTAGCGTCTCAACTGGGCATTGATCCTACTGAACTTGATTTTGGTTTCGTTGAAGCCACACTGCAGAAAGACTCAAGTTCGGAAATTCTGAATTTAGCTAAGGGTGAAGAAGAGCAACTCAATAAATATGGATTAGAGGCACAGGAACAGGCTATAAGATATGTTGAAGTTATATCTGGTGTTGCTAGAACCAGTGATGAATTCGGCGCAGAGATAGATAAGTTATTAGAAGATCTTGGTAAACTTCCCCCATTAGAATCAAATAAACTTAAGGGTGAAGAATTAAAGGCAGCATATGATGTCGGTCTTCTTTCTTTTGAAGAATATTCTACTAGACTATTAGAAAATATAGAAGCTAGAAGAAACATTCTTGAAAATAGTGATCAAACCGAGGCATCTGAACTTGAGCTTTTGCAACTGAAGCAGCAGGAACAGGCTGCATATAAAGAGTTTGCTGAAATAATTATTGCAAGACAAGAAGAAAGATTAAGATTTGAGACGGCCTTTAGCGGCTTGAGTGAGACTCAGGTAGCTGAGAGAACTAGACAAAACAATCTAGCTAATTTAGCTAACCCTAACTTTAATGATAGAGACTTAAGAGAACAAGCTGCGCTTGATATCATTGAAGCAGATAAACAAAACGCTATTAATATGGCAATAGCTGCTGGTTCGGCAGCCGAGGTAGCAAAACTTCTTTCGGAAGGAGTTGACGTTTCGCCTGTAGTCCAGGCCATTGGTTTAATTGATTCTCTTGAGGAAACTGATGCATGGAAAGAAACTAGAGACAAAATGCTCAGTGTCTTCAAGAAGCTTTTTGATATAGATCTTGATGAAGATGATATAACAAATTGGTATGAAAAAATATTAACAGATGCTTATGATGATGGACAATTAAGTGAGGTTAATAAACAAAATATTCTATCTAGATTAAATAGTAATCTAGGTGCTCTTAACGCTGCTTCTTTCGATAATCTTAGCCCTGATGAGCAAGAAGCTTTAGAGGATAGTTTTGAGCAACTCATTATGCTTCTCGCTGTTGGTGGAGTTAAGAGAGAAGAACTACTTGCCATTTTGAAGCGTAATGAACAATTTGCTAACATGACACCAGAAGAACTTGATGCGGCTCTTACGGGCATATTGGCTGGAAGTCCTTATGGAACTCCTGAAGATCAAGCTAAAATTAATTACAACCAAGCAAAAGATGCAAACGCTGCTATTGCTGACACACAGGTTACCAATGCGAAGGATAACAAGATTGCTATTGCTCAAGCTAAAAAGGCTGAAGCAGATGCTAATTTATTAGCTGCCGAGGCTAGTGGTGATCCTAAGTTAATTCAAGAGGCTAAAAATGCCCAGGTGCGAGCAGAAAGAGAACTTCAGAAGGCATACAACAGCGCTCAGGTAGCTAAGTTAGAATATTATGCTACTATAGCAGAAATTAACGGTGACCTTATAGGCTCCATTGAATTAAATATTCAGGCTTTGGAAGCACAGTTGGCTCTAGCTAGACAAAATAATGATGAGGAAGCCATAGCGGCTCTTGAGGGTCAGATTGCTAGAGAGAGAGATAATTTAAGAAAGCAAGCTGTAACTGACGCAAATGCTCTTTCTAGACTATACGGGGGACTTGCAACTCTTCGTGGCGATCTGGTTGAGGCAGCACTGTTTGCCATAGAAGAAGCAAATAGAAATATGGACGCGGCAAGAACACCAGAAGAAAAAGCGAATGCGGCTTTGGCTCAGGCTCAAGCTAATGCCGATCTGATCAAGGCGCAATTCAGTGAAAGAGCACGAGATTTCGATTTGTTTGCTGCATATCTATCTTCTAATGGTGACAGCTATGGCGCAGCGAAGACACAGCTAGTTAAGGCTCAAGAAGCTTTAGCGGCGGCTCTTCGTGGTGGAAATAAAGATGAGATTAATCAGGCAAGAATTGAACTCTTAAACCAAGAAGCCGCCTTCCGTCAGGCTGCTGGAGCTAAACGTGATGGTGAGTTTGCATTGTTGTCATCCATTATTGCTGGCGATGATCCTGTGAAGCAGGCTATTCTTGAACAGGCTGCTGCTCAAGAGGCTTTCGCTCGTGCAGTTGGTCCAGATGAGATTCGTGATGCGACGATACGATTAAATGAGGCTAATAGGGCCGTAGCTAACGCTCAGAATGACGTTCGCATAGCTATGATGGGTCTGCGCCAAGCGGAATTAGAAGCCGTAGAAGACAGTGTAGGCTCCGCTCAGCTTGGTGTAGAAATTGCTCGACAGCAGTTGAATGATCTTATTAAAGCCGGTGCAGGTGATGCTGCAATAGCAAACGCTAGAGCCGCACTGATCAGCGCAGATAAAGCCGCAAAGGATGCTGCTTTCCAAGAGCGTCAAGATGAATACAAGTGGCTTCTTGACATGGGTAGAATTACAAAATCTCAATACATTAACTATCTTGAAGGACTCAAGAACACACTTCTCCCTGGAACAAGACAGTTCAAAGATTTAGAATTGGCAATTAAACAGTTAAAGAGTGATATTGGTGGCGACCTACAAGCCAATTTACCAACATCTTTGGCTCTTCCTACGTTATATGAAGTAAGAAGATTTAATCAATCTCAAGGAGACTACAGTTCTAGAGCATCTGGCCAAGTAACAAACAACAATAATGAATCCAATCTGTATATTGAACAGGTTGTTCTACCACAGAACACTGGTCTGGCAGCTTTCGAAGATCTACTCTACAAGTTCTTTGCTCCAAGATCACAAGGCTTTGGAACTAGGAGAACATAATGGCAAAATGGAAACTATATGACCCAGAAGAAGATCAATATTTTTCTTTTGAATACAACCCATCTAAAGATGATGGATCATTTGCTTTAAATAAATCTACTGCCTATCAGGTTAATGCTGGTTCTTATAGAGATAATTCTAATAGAGACAATATAGCTAATATTATTTTTGAGAGCCATAAAGAGGTTAAGAAATTTTCATTCAGTGGAAATATTTATAATAAAGATGAATTTGATAGATTAGAGCTATGGTTTTCTAAAAAATATGATCTGATTCTCACAGATGATTTGAATAGAAATTTTAGAATTTATGTTAGCAGTTTCAGCCCGAGTAGAATTCGTTCTCGACAGTTTCCATATAAACATTCTTACACTGTTAAAGGCATTGTACACGAAGAGATTTTTGAGTAAGGAGTTAAGATAGAATGGCATTTCCACCACCAAATTATCCATATCAAGATAATGTGCATGATGTTGTTGCTGTTATTGTGAACGAGATTATTGCTGAGATTCAAGCTCACGAAGCCTCTCAGGTGAACGTTCATGGGATAACAAACACAGCTAATTTAGTCACCACAGCGTCTCTTACAGAGCTTGTGCAGGATATTGTGGCTGCACAATTTTCTGCTGGCACCCATGTAGGCGCAACAATCACATATAATGATGGTGATGGTTCACTTGATGTTGAAATAAGTGCGACTGGCGCTACTGGCCCACAGGGACCAATGGGATATACTGGACCCTCTGGCGCTACTGGCCCCGCTGGCGTTGGTGTTATTGGTGCAACTGGTTCTTCTGGACCCTCTGGCGCCACTGGCCCCGCTGGATCTACCGGAGCAACCGGTTCCGGTGTTACTGGCGCTACCGGAGCACAGGGTCCCGTAGGTGCAACTGGTTCTCGTGGCGCAACTGGTGCCACCGGCGCAGGAGCGACCGGTTCCACCGGGGCGACTGGGCCTGTCGGAGTAACCGGTGCAACAGGTGCTGGCTTTACCGGGGCGACCGGTGTTGCTGGCCCCACTGGTTCAGCGGGCGCAACTGGCGCTACCGGCGTTCAGGGAAATGACGGAATTGCGGGTCCAACAGGTGCGACCGGCCCGGCTGGTTCTCCTGGTGGAGCAACCGGACCCACTGGTCCAGTGGGGGCTACTGGCGCAGGCGCAACTGGTGCCACTGGTCCGCAAGGTCCAATTGGAGCAACAGGTGTAGCGGGTTCACCGGGTGGAGCAACGGGGGCAACTGGGCCAGTTGGGGCAACCGGCGCTGGCGGTGGTGGTGGGGTTGAATATTTTGAAATGACCACTACCGATCTTGATTTAGACCCTTCTTTATTTAGTGCTTATAATATTATCGTGGTTAAGTACAATGCAACCAAAAAAGCTTTTAGACTGCCGATGGCCAACGAGGTTCCAGCCGGAACTGTTTTTCATTTTTTCCAACACTGCGTAGATGGTCCAGCGCCAGATACTAACGTTTACGATGATCTTGCTGAGGTTGGCGAATGTTATATTGTTAGAAATGACGCCGGAACCGCTGCTCCATATTATCTTACAAGCCCTGTCGGTATTTGGGGTGATACTTTAAACGGAAATAACTGGTATGTCCAAGATTTTACTAGATCTAGTATTGGCGGAAGTTTAAGGCAAACAATTTTTATATCTGATGGCGCAAGTAATTGGACTAATCCTTTTGGAGAGTACATTACAAAACATCCCGAGTTTAACTCTTCTTCGCTTGTTACTGCTACTGGTGGCTATACTCCAGAAATGGCGTTGGACCCAGCGGTTTTTGCTGTTAACAAGCCTGGGGCTTATGTTTTGGGTTCTGGTGGATATAATCCTATTGATTGGATTCCACAGCCAAATAGAACAGCGCTAGCTAGACCAACTACCTCAATTGAGGGTGTTTTTGGTGGAACCCCTGTTTACCCAGATTTTCCCGATATATGGAATGGCACCGATACCTTTGCTGTGCCCGGGGTGAACTTAACATCTATTGGCACTGTTTCTATCGGAACTAGAAGATATTATTCGCCAATGAGGCTTGATATGCCAACGGGAATACAAGAGATAATGCTTGAGGTTACCAGTGCTGGCACTGAAACAGAAATTAAAGTAAGATTATTTAAGGCCGATCGACACTGGCAACCAGATAATTTTTGGGAATATGATTATTTTTGGGATCTTGGCACTTTCAATGTTGTTGGCAATGGGGTTAAAAAGCTTCCTGTTGGTGGCTATTATAATGCTGGAAATTATATTATAGCTTATCAAGCTAATAATAGAGGAAGCTGTACCGTAAGAGAATGGAGGGGTTCTATGCCTGGATGGGGCGTAATTGGAACGGGTGGATCTACTAGTTTTATATCTCGTGGTAAATTTGATACCACAATCAGTAATGAGGATATTACCGACCAACCCTGGTCAGCATATGATACATCTAGTTATGGTCTATCTTGCCCTATTCTCTTTAGATATTCTTACGGGAGATAATTTTATGGCAAGGTTTAACACCTTTCTTTTCAGTGAAGAAACATTTGGTTCCTCTGGTCAGCTACCAATAGAAGTTTCCGGAGAGAGAGTGCCATGGATTTTTATAGACCTATCAAGTGGAGATGAATACGAATTTGCGGTCAATCCTTTAGATTGCTCGTTTTCGGGGAATGAAGAAACTCTTACTGAGAATTATAGTAGTGCTGGCTCTCCTATTTTATTTGGTGGTAGACAAACCCCTAAAACCTTATCCTTTAGCGGGACAATTTTATATGAAGAGCATTTTCGAGCCATGGAAGAATGGTTTGAAAAGAATACTCAAATTACTCTTATTGATGATTTGGGCAATAACTACAGCATTTACCTTCAGAATTTTTCTCCCACCAGGGCTTATGTCTCACAATACCCTTGGAGACATGAATATAATGCAAACGCTGTTATTTTATCTTGGACTTGACGTTATATTAAAAAGGAAACAGGATGTATCTGAAAGGGAAGCATGAAATATATTCCGGAGTTATTTGAGAAAGCTACGAGCGGTAACTTCTTGGGCAATCGTGCGGCTAATGGACGTGTAACGGTTGAGCCAAATTGGAAAATTCAGGAAACAGCACCCATATATGGTAATTCTATACGTGGACCATTTCGTTATTATACAGATGGTAACCCCGAAGAGTACGAGGTCCCGGCAATTCAGAACATTCAATGGAACAGATCATTTGGCCAAGATTTAGGTACGGCACAAATTACTATTTATAACTCTTGGCATAATCTTAATAATGAAGACCCCGAGATGACCGATAAGATTGGTAAACCGGGTTACTTCTGGCCAAGACGTGGTGAGGGTGATTCATTTTTAACTTGGAAACAGAACCCTGGCAAAGGTGCATATAAAAAGGATGGAACCTGGGACCCTAATTTTTCATGGAAAGATATTCTTGTTCCAGATGCCCTTTTGAGAACCTATGAGGGATGGGGCGGTAAACCCACAGACGGTGGTTATGTTTCTGTTGATCAGAATATTACTGATAAAAATATTACCATTACAGGTGTATGGATTATTAATAGCGTGACTGCTGGTTCTCTCGGAACTATGGTACTCGACTGTACAGATATTGGTAGAATTTTATTAGATCAGATTGTTTTCCCACCCATCATCCCAGGCTCACTTTATCCTCTTGAATATTACCCAGATGGTAAGTCTCCTTTTGATTCTCCTTGGGGTCCAAAAGTTAAAGGTAAATTTACTCGTATTAGAGATCCAAGAGATACCTCTGGAAGATGGATGGAGGTATCAAGCAGTCCGGCCTCTAAGGGTGCGGTTGCTGTAAAGCCGGGAGCAAGCTCTAATCAGAGTGATTCAACTGTGTATCCAACTTACTCCACAGAGGAAGCTATTGATGGCAACTGGTCAACTTATGCATTGAGCAATGCTTATTCTACACCCGATGGAAATGGAGCCAATCCTAATACGGTTTGGTTTGAATTTACGGTCGGAGCCGGTATGGATTCTATCTCATTTAAACCATGGGCGGGAGGCTATACTTGCTATATTTCAGCATATCAAGATACTAATCCAAGAAACCCAACGGGAACCAATGTTTGGAAAGGCGATGACGTTATCCCTGCTGACGGCGATATGGCCATTAACTATGTCAAAAAAGTTAATGTCCCCATGCAGTTACCGGATAATAATGAGAATGTTATGGAGGTGTTCTTTAGTGATGAGCATTTCCCAGAATCGAACGAAACGCCATTGCCAAGTACATTATACCCTCATAAAATACGTCTAACATTCCAGCATCTTTATTATTCACATATTCCTGATAATGCTGGTAATCGTTATCGTGCTGGTATTAGAGACTTAACCGTTTATAGAACCGGTAAAGATGTTAGCCCATTCTCAACAGATTTTGAGGCTTTACCCTGGACATTCTGTATGACTTCCCATCCCACAAGGGGTTATTGGATTGTCGATAAAGAGGGATGGGTTTATGGCTTTGGTGATGCCGCTGATTATGATAGTGATGCTTTTGGCGCTGTTCCAATTGAAGCTTATGGTGGAACCTGGGAATTTTTAGGCACCACAGGTAGAACTAATCGCGCTGTTGCTATTGAATCACATCCAGACGGTAAGGGCTACTGGGTCATGGACTGGTTTGGTCACATTTGGGCTTATGGTTCAGCGGAGCATCACGGTCAACATGCCGTCCCAGATCCTTTTGTAAATTTCTTTGAGGCATCAAAGGTATCGGCTAGAGGATTGGCTATTACTCCATCTGGTGAGGGATATTGGGTTCTGTATTCAAATGGTATTGTTCGTGGTTTTGGTGATGCAAGTCCCAAATATGCGGCAATACCAAACACTGATGTTTCTATTTTTATGCAAGAATACCTAAAGATACATTACAGCAATCATCCAGGTTATATGTCTTATAATGTTAATCTTAAAGGTACGGCTATTGCTTCTCACCCGAAAAAAATGGGTTTCTGGGTTACGGACGGCTCTGGTCAAGTATTTCCATTTGGCGCAGCAGCCAGATATGGGGGATTAATTAATAGAGTTTATAGTAAAGGTCTAGCTGGTCAGTTTAAACTTCAGGATTTAGAATGGGCAACGACCATAGAATCAACTCCTTCAGGAGAGGGCTATTGGATTGCTTTTGGTTCTGGTCGTGTTGCTGGTTTCGGTGACGCCAAGAAACTTGGTAAAGACCCTTATATAGTAAATGATTTACAGATTCCAACAACAGGCGTTGTCCCCCCAGGTCCAAATACAACTCCATCAATTGTTGGTGGTGATCCTCACGATCTTGTGTATAAACGTGAATTACGAGAATTTCCAACAAGACCCGGTGGTCCAAACGGAACACAATTTTATTGGAATGGACAGTGGTGGGATGACGCTCCTATTACATATCCAGAAAATAAAAATGCTCCTAAAGATTCTGGTAATATTCTTACAAACCCAGAAACGATGGACTACTCGTTCTTTAGAAACATTCTTTGGGGTCTTGCTCGCGATCCTAATGGCAATGGTTTCTGGGGGCTTACTGCTTCTGGTGAGGTTATCCCGCATAATGCTGATTTCTGGGGTAAACCTGGCTATGATGGCGCAACAGGTTTCCGTTGGAAGGAAGGTAACTTTGACGGTGATTATGCACAGATTGTAAAAGATATTCTTCGCTGGGCTGGATTCTTATTCTATGATCCTGATATTGACGGAGACACAGAACCTTCTGTATTAGGTCGTATTGAAGGAACGGGTATTAAAACTGATACAACCCTAGAGGGTGATAAGTTCGATAAGAAGACATTAATTGACGTGATCAAAGAACTTGCTGAAGTAGTTGGTTATACCTTTAGAATTGCAGAAGATGGTTCGGTGATTTTTGAAAGTCCTAACTGGTGGCGTTCAGGTAACTTTGATGAAGATGGTCAACCAATTTATGTGATCTATAATGAAGATGGAACCTATACAAGAGTTGAAACAACTGGCTCTGGGGAAAATATTTCATTCCCAGAAGGGGCTGAACCGTTCATTCCGATAATCCATGAATCATCTAATCTAATGGATCACTCAGTAACGTTATCAAGTAGTGACTATAGATCTGAAATTATTATTGGTACGGATATTCCGTCACCAAAGGATGCTTCTCGTACCGGATTCATTAGGTATACTCCACCTATTGCAACTCAAATGTATGGATCAACTCCGGTTATGAGAAACATTCTTCGTCCAGCAATTTGGATTTCTCAATTATTTGAGAATGAAGAAGAGCGCAAGTTGATGGCCGAACTTATAGCTATCCACTCATGGTTTGCTTCGCGTAGTGGGTCAACAACGATTGTTGCCAACCCAGCTATTAATCTTGGTGATCAGATTAGAATTATTGAACGCAATACTTCTGAAACGTATATTCATCTTGTGCGCTCTATTAGTTCAAGTATGGACTTGAATAGCGGTGTGTACACCATGAGCCTTGAAACTAATTGGTTAGGAGATGCCGATAACTGGGTCTTAGTCGCTAATTCAGGAGCTAGGGAGGAATATTTGGTCTATCTAAATTCTTTATTAGAGGAAGAGACTCCGGGTTCCGAAGATTATATTGCAATACAAAAGAAAATTAGTGCAGTTGAAAATGGCGACTATCCTTATATAGTCATTTCTGAACGACTGAATTCGTGGCAGTCATATACTCAACGAGGCTTAATTACTTCTACCGGAAAACTAGATGAACCAATTCTAACTATTTCTGGAGAATTTGGTGCCCGTTCTACTGTAGCCGGCACTCTCGGAGAAATGACAGTTATTGGCGACTCTATGACGACCTGGGATTCCACTTTTAACGGTCTTCTTGGAACGCCAACAAATAATAATTGGTCCCAAATATTAGATGGTACAGTTGTTGGTACACTTAAGCGAGATGCTGTTCCCGGTGCTACGACTACTTATATGAGAAACAATCTGACACTTACTCCAGAAACGACTGATGCTCTAGTTGTTTTCTTTGGAGCCAATGACCAGAATACATCTTTATCTGGCGTATCTGTTGAGGAGTTTAAGGACAATCTAATTTGGTTCTTTGAACAGTTCCCGGCATCTAGAAAACTTGTTGTGTTCCCATGGCGTTGGAATGGTTATCCACCTGGCGAGCCAGATCCAGCACCAACCGAAGAAGAGTATACTTCTTATCGTAATGCGGCAGAAGATGCTGCTACCGAGGTCGGGGCAGCATTTTTAGACCTTGGATCTTATGTAAGTAATCCTCCAACTGGTTATATATTAGATCAGATACACCCCAATACCGCTGGCCATCAGTTGATCGCTGATGCGATAGGTGATATAATTAATATTCCAATTGACTCTACTAATAATTGGACCTTTAGCGGTTCGATATCAGCCATTAATAAAGTTACTGATGTTATTGTTTCCATGGATTCAATTTCTGATATCTTATTCAAAGATGTTTTCTTTAACTTATATTCTGGCGGAGACTTAGTTCAGTCTATTCCAATCCCGGCTCAGGGTTATAGATTTAATTTAGGAGATTTAGGATATGATGATACAACGACATCTTATACTTACAGAATCACCGGTGTCGCCAAAAGTAACGGTAATGGTATGATTAAACTTTCATTTAATTCCCCAACTGCTACTGGCTCTACAGTTGAAGATACAATTGTGGTGGTGAAATAATGAGTGATAGAATAAGAAGAATCCAGCCAGTAGGTGGATTTCGTCCCGTCAATAGTTCAGACGTTGCTGCGGCGGCTAATAGACTTAGAAGAACGCAATCTACGATACAAACAAGAATGTCAGACCTTCAAAGTGCTGCCGCTGATGTGACGGTCGTGAGTTGTAAAATACCAGTGAACAATACCGGGGAAACAGAAGTAACTTTTATGTTCCCCGTGAAGTTTTCAGATATTCCATCTGTTGTATTTGGCTTCCAAAACCAAACAACTCCTATAGCTGGGCAGGCTCCGTTATTCTCTGCTTCTGTTTTGCATTGGCACACAGAAGATCGACTTCCGTTTTCTAGATTATATACCGGGGCAACTTTCCTGATTGTATCCGAGGCAACCCCCGGTTATTCTTATGTGTGTAATGCTACTATTACGGGTGTTGCTTTTTCTGGTCCGACCACTGAAGACATGACCAATGCAGACCCCATTTCTTATCCACCAACCCCAGAAGAGGGTGATTTGATTATGGGATTTTCTGCTTCGTCCTTGTCCGGAACGTCCCCAGCAGAAATATCATTTACTGATGACTCGGAATCAGATGGAACTATTGTTTCTAGAATTTGGGATTTCGGTGACGGATATGCCACTTCGGGTGACAGTAGCCCTTCTCACACATACGGTTCTGCGGGTACATATCCAGCTACGCTTACGATTACTGACTCTTTAGGTAACACAGATTCAATATCTGAAAATGTTGTTATCTCTGGTCCAGCAGATTCGCCAGGAGCTTCTTCATTCCATCTTTGGTGGCACAATATGAATAACACCTATGATGAAGTATCTGTAAAGATTAGGGTGACAGATCCGCCTGTTGGTGATCCACTTTATTTCTGGGCTTTACAGGTGGAGTTTACGGATTCAGATGATGACGAGATTCTATCGGGCGCTCACGTTGGGCTACAGTCTTGGAATGGATCAGATTATCCCAATGGTCGTGCCGTGAATTGGGGTGGTTATATTAGTGACGCTGGACAGGCCCAATTTGGTCCCGGTCTGCCATCCGAATTAGTTGGATCTACATCAGATCTGCCTTCAGCAGAAGGAAATGTCAATACTCGTAATTATAATTGGTCAAGCGCTAAAACATATAGATTGCATATCTTTAAGGTTGCAAATGAGCCGGGTCAACCAGCCGGTACAACTAGGTGGCGTGCTCAGATCAATGACTTAACTTTGGCAACAGCAACAACAATTCGTGACATATATGCTTATGGTGATCGCATTACAGGTATTTCAATGTGGTCTGAGATTTTTGCTGCCTGCTCTGCCGAGTCGGTTAGTGTAAAGTGGTCTGAACCATGGGCAGAGATTTATGGAACTTCTACAAAAGAATATCCTGATGAGTTTTATGTAACCTATCAATCCCATGCATCTGGTGGCTGCCATAATACCAACTCATATTATGATGGAACTGGATTTGTTCAGAAGACATTAACTACAAGAATTACTCCGCACGATTCATTTATTACTATTTGAGGTAACTATGACTAGATATATTAACACCGAAGTAAGCACACCTAGTAATTCAGTGGCTAGAAAAAGACCTGATGCAATTATCCCACCATTTGGTTTTGTGGGAAGATTAAAGGCAGGGGCATCTGGCTATTTTCAGCCAACAAGAAATATGATGATAACAGGTGGTTCAATATCTTCTAATGGCGATGGTGAATTACCTTGTCTTTTTAGCATCTTAAAAAAGGAACCTTTCATTGAACAGCCTGTTTTGATTGGTGGGGAAACATTGAATGAACTTGATAAGAAAGTGCTATTTTCGATGGAAGCTTTGGTTACGCCATATGATAATATTTTTGTTGTCGCATGGGCTAATTCGTATCATAGTGGTGTTACGATACAGCTTGTTGGGGTCCAAATATGACGGTTGGTTTCTACCCCGCTAAAAGTTTAGAACGTTTACAGATACCAATCGACTACGAACCACCAGCCGGGTGGTCAGCTTCTGATTTCTTGGCTTGGGAGGGAAGTCTTGTTGATGATTATTTTGACGGTAATACTGTTACTTTTGCTTATAGAGATTTTTATTTTTATTTAACAAATGACGCATATGCTGGTTCTGGTTTTACCCCTGGGTCTATTACTTGGATTGGCCCAAATAATTCTGGGAACCTTGGGTATGATGGATTGACAAATACCGGAACTACCGGTGGTGCATATTTTATTGATTGCCCTAGCAGCGACTCTATTATTTCTGAATATTCTTATACAAGAACTAGATTGAGAATTCCTAAAACCGGTACTCATGTAGTTTCTTATAAATATATTGATAACGTCACAGAAATAGAGCATTTTGTTCATTTGGTATTTCATGCAAAGATGCGAGAAGAAGATGATTTCCCAGAGGTTAGAGTTTGTTTTGGTAATCAGATTCCGGTAAGTGGATATGATGTTGGTTTAGGTCCAGCCCCTCCTGGCGGGTGGGAGTTTCTTGTAGATGTAACAACTCCATTAGAACTGTCGGGTGGCGAACCTGTAGATAGATCTGAAATTCTTTGGGCCGACCTTGAAGAGTGGCATTTAAATAATGGTGGCCCGCCTAAGCCTGGGGTTAATTATTCTACCGTGAGCGCTCCATGCATATCTATTTGTGCTAAGATAGCTCCGCAAGAACAACCATTTGGTTCAAATATTGTTCCTAGGTTTTTCTTTTCTAAAGGAGTTCAGGGTTGTCGTGATTGGCTGGAAACCGAACTTTACCCTTATTCATTAGGCTCATTGACTCCACCTGGGGTCGATGATATTTCCGATGATTGGTTTTTATCCGGTAATAGAACTGTCCCAACCGGACCATTAGGACTTGGACCATTACAGGCTTCTAATTTATTAAAGTTTAATAATCAGTTTTTTCATTATCCATACATCGTCATGAATTCTGCTCCTGGGGGAGTTGAGATTGGTAATGGTTGGTGGCAATATGCAGCCATTCCAATCAAACCCAACCTTGATGACGTCATGGACCCAGACGAGGGAGCTTATGAGATGAGGTTCCACACCTATTTTCAGAGTTTATCTTCTCCATACAGCACGCCAGCTAGCTTAAATAATAAAAAGCAAGCTCCTTGGAGTTTATTTATAACTCCTTGGGATAAGATTGGAAAAACATTTACGTTAGGGTCTGCTAATCAAGCACCCGGTTGGCTTATAGGTATGATTCCAATTTTTGGTGTCGGCTAGAATTTGACTTTTAATTTTACCTGTGTTAAACTTCTTTATGAAAGGAGTTGAATGACACTTTTTGAAAAATTACAGAAAAGATTATCAAACACCCCAGAACAAATAGAAAAAATCATCTATATTTTAGAGAAGTATAATTTGCGTATTAACATACGCTGCTTTGATCAATATGGTTTAGTTTTATTTGATGAACGAAGAAAAACCGTAAGGATAGTTTTCGGAGAAAAGGGACAAACTCTGATAAAAATAGAACCCTTTTATGCTGATATTGGTATCATCTATATTGGAGAGCTATTAGCTGGGTGGATAGAGAAATCTAAAATTGAGATTGATGGATCATTATGGTTTATAGATCCACAAACCCTACATAAAATGCCTAAAGAATTTCTGTTTAAACAGGAATGTCCACATATGGACATATATGGTGGTTTAAGTGACGGGGAATACTGGGAATGTTTAGGATGTGGTGAAAGGTTAGTGTTCAGTGAAAACATCTAGTAGTAAAGAATTTAGAGCTTTGATGAGATTCTTGCGCGAACGTAATGAAATCTCAGCACGCTCTCTTTCCGAGAAGTCGGGTGTTTCATTATCATATGTTTCAAAGATGGAAAAGGGAGATGTGACTCCAACTGTGGAGGTTTTTTCAAAAATTATTTCAAACCTCAATGTTTCTAATGCTGAACTAATTTATCTTATTCGCATTTTAGCTGATACAACAGAGGGAGAATAACATCAAATTTAGCGCATCTCAATTAAAATCTTGGCAGAACTGTGCTTTACAAACAAAGTATAATTATATTGATGAGCAGGTAAAACCACGAAGTCTTGGTTCTGCAGCAATGTTTGGGTCTGCCGTTCACGAAGCAATTGATCGTTGGCATAAAGGCGCCACCGAAGATGAAGCAATTGAAATATTTGAATATGAAATGACAAAACAGGAACCAGATTATTGGAACCGCATGACGACACTTACGGGATATCTTGATCAAGGGCCACGTATGATCAGTGAGTATATTGCCGCTAGAGAGTGGGCTTACTCTGATGTGATAGCTTCGGAGTTCCGTTTCATGGTCGATATAGGCGAGCATCAGTTGAGTGGTATTGTTGACCTCATGGAGTTACCTCATGATCATTCAGCCTTAGATATTGTTGATCTTAAAACGGGTAAACGACCAATCCTCGACACATTACACCTAGATATTCAGTTCACTATTTATCAATGGAGTACATATCAAAAAGAGTTTTGGTGTGGGCATCCTGATGAGCCAGATAAGTACACTGGCTTTGAGAATGGCGAAGAACTTTTTGAATACTTCCAGAAAATTCCACGTAGAGGATGGTGGTATGACCTCAAAAAAGGTGATCGGGTATATGTTGGAGATAGAACAGCCAGGGATTTTGGTAGACTCTATAGACTTATAGAACAGGTTGCTAGAGCAATCGAATATGAAGTTTTTATTCCAACTATAAATGGTGATACTTGTACGTGGTGCGAACATACTGATATTTGTCCGGTTTATTTTGAGAGAGAAAATAATGCCGAGCCTGAATATTAATCTAATTATGCGTCCCAAAACTATTCAGGTTGGTCCAGGGGGGTATCTTGTTTCAGTTTTTATTGAAGATCAACTTGCTTTTTCTCTGCCAACATTATATAATAGTTATGATGAAGCAAGAGAAGCAACTCTTGAATATATGTATGAAAGGTTAAAGAGTGACTGAAAAATTATTGGTCGAATTTAGTGGTAAGAAAGATTTAACACCATATGTACGAATGCTTTTAGCTGGAGAGGCTGGTTCAGGCAAAACAGAATATGCTCTGACTGCCCCTAATCCCATATGGGCATCAGCGTATCCAGATAAAGTTGCTTTAGCGAAAGCAACAAATACAAGATATGTTAATATTAATAATGAACAAGATCTTTTATTGCTTCATAAAGCTTTGAAAGAAGAATTAATTGAAGCTGAAACTGTTGTCATTGACCGTGTAGATGAAATTCAAAGACGAATGTTCATCAACAGAATGATTACAGAAAAAAGAGATTTTCTAAAAAATGATGACTGGAACTGGATGGAAGCTAAGCTCAATCAAATTGCTAAGGGCTTCTGCGATTTAGAAATCAATGTGATCTTCATCTGTCAGACACGAGATGTCGGTGGTTTCGATGGACAAGATTTTATTACCAAACCAGATATCCAGGGTGGTTTTGCTCAAGATATTTATTCTTATGTAGATTATGCTTTACATTTGGAAAGAAATTTGAGTGAGGTAGAAGTTCGAAATGTTTTTGAAGAAGTTGGAACTGATAAGGTTTTATTTGAAAACATTTCTTTAGAAATACTTGGTCCACAGTTAAGAACTGTACCATCTGTCAGATATCCTTGGATCTTTGATAGAACAAAAACTTTAGACACCTTTACTTCTGCTGATAGCTATGATATAATAACTGAGGCCAGAAAAAATATGGTGATTGAAGAGGGAAGCGATCCACTAGAAATAGTGTTTCAACCAATAGAAGATGGTGAGCGTAAAGATACTTCTATTCCCGGCATGTCTAAAGCAGACAAGCTTAATAAAATTCTAAATAAAAGCACACAAAATCAAAAGGAGCATAATGCCAGCATTAACAGCAAGTAATTCAAATTCAAATCCTCAAACCGGTTTTGATACAAAAACAAAAGATGATTTTCCAGCTATTCCACCCGGCACCTATGACGCCGAGGTTGCGAGAATCGAATATCGCACGAAGGAAGATGTTCTAAAAAAGAGAGAAGAAACAGGCAAGGGTTTTTGGCCTGACTGGAAGACCTATGATGCAGAGATTGCTATCGGATTCCGTATCACTAATGGCGAATACAAAGGTCGTTGGTTCTTCGGTGACACCGAAGCAGATTTTTCCATGGGGTCAAAGCTCCGTATTTGGGTAAGCCAACTTCTCGGTTTTAAGATTCCAGATGACTTCGTTTTTGATACCGACGAACTGGAAGACTATGAGGGTCTTGATTGTCGAATTAAGCTGAAAAGATTCACTAACAAGAAGGGTGTAGAAAAGAACTCTATTGTCGAGGTCCTCTCTTCAGAGGGCGCAAACTACGATGATGCTGATGGAATTTTCTGATCCACAGAACAGTAGGGTGGGTGCCCCTTCCAATGGTATGAATCATTCTACCGTTGGGAGGGTAACTCCTACTAATGCTTGGTGGGATGACTCTAAACCAAACAAGAGATTGTATGGTTCTAAGGGTGAAGTCCTAATTGATATTCCAAGCAGAGAAATAGGTTTCAAAAAGAGGTGAGATAAAGGGTCCCTCACAGGACCCTTTATCCTATTTAGAAAGGTTATCATTGGAAGATATCAGAGAGTATCTTGAATCAAAAGATTTGCAAGTAAAAGAGCGTGGCTCTGAGAATATCTCAACCCACTGCATGTTTTGTGATGAAGATCCCAGCAAACCGGGTCGCCTTTATATAAATGTAGATGAAGCCGGAGACAAGTACGGTGTTTTCTTTTGTTTTCTTTGTCAAGCGAAAGGCAACTATAACACTATTCGTCAACATTATGGTGATCCACTTATTCATTTAGATCCCGTTGTCACCGAAAGTAATCCTATTTTTGACATTGCAACAAAATATTATGAAGATCAACTTTTAAAAAACCCTCAACCTTATAAGTATTTAACAGATGATCGTGGACTTCATGATGAAACTATTCGCAAAGCTCGTTTGGGTTGGGCTGACGGTGGGCTATGCAACCATTTGGTTCAACAGGGCTTTGATCCTGAGGATATTAAATCAACAGGATTGGTCAACCGTTTCGGTGAAGACTTTTTTCATAACCAAATTACTTTTCCCTATTTGGAATATGGGGTGGCTCGCTCCATTCGTGGCAAAGGTATTGGTAAGAAAACAATTAGTTTACCCGGTGAGCTTCCAATTCCTTATGGTCTTGATACGATATTGGGTGAAAAAACTGTCAGTGTTTGCGAAGGTGAAATTGATACATTGACAATGCACCAGCTTGGTTTCCCAACGATTGGTATACCTGGGGCACTTACATTTAAGAATGGTTGGGAAGAACATTTCGATACAGCCAAAAGAATTTATACAATTCTTGATCAAGATAAAGCTGGAAAAGCTGGTGCCGAAAAAATAGCTGGAATCTTGGGGCCTCGGGTACGTGTTGTTGAGCTACCTAAAAAGGGAATTGATGTTAACGATTGGTACCTGAAGTATGGCAAGAACGCTGATGATTTTGAGTATCTTATGCGTAAAGCCAAGGGTGGCTTGCTTATCTCTATCGAAGAAGCGATGGAGCGATGGACTGAAATAGAAGGTAATCCGCATGTCGATGGTCTTCGATTCGGTATTGAAGAAATAGATAGTGCTATGGATTTTGGTTTGATTCCCGGTCAAATCATGACAATGATTGCAAGAACCGGTAACGGTAAAACTATTTGGACCTTGAACCTATTACATAGAATGAGGTTACAGAATCCAGAGATTAAAATCCTTTTTCTTTCCCTAGAGCAGACGCGTAATGAATGGTTCGAAAGAGCACATCGTATTCATAACTTTTATGAACCAGGAGCTTCCGTTATTGATACGGTCAATTTCTGGAAAAACAATATGTATATAGTTGATAAGAATCGTGTCACCGAAGACCAGCTTGTCGACTCTATAGATCAATTTCAGTATGAAATGGGAACTCTACCAGACTTCACTGTCATTGATTATCTCGGCTATTATGCTCGTAGTTTTTCTGGTAATAATATTGAAAAAGTTTCTGATGCTATTATGGGGGCAAAAGCTATTGCTAAAGACTTTGGTTTAGCAATGTTCCTTCCACATCAAGCTAATCGAACCAATACGCTTGGTACACGGTTGAGTATTGATCAAGCAAAGGATGCTGCAACGGTTGAGGAAACTAGCGATATCATGTTAACGCTGTGGCGACCAGATCAGCACGAGGAAGCTGGAGACGAAGCTGCTGGACAGGTTCGTCAAGAGATAGTTAAAACACGACAGGGTGGGTATGGAACGTTGATTAAATATATTTATGCTCCCTTGACTTTTGCTATTATTCCATCTTCAGATCCTTTATATTCAAGAGTATTACAAGAACGACAGTTTGCTTTAGCTGGTGACGATTGGAAGAAAGCTGTGAACAGACATTTGACCGGTGATATGGATTTGTGATACAATATAAGAACCCGTAGTCGAAGGGAATTTTACATGGACAAAATAGAATTAAAAGCATTAGAATCATTCTCTATAGAGGGGCGTGGACAGGGTTTCGTTGCGGATTCTTTTCCAGAAGAAATAACAGATTTGCGTGGAACACATGTTATTATTCATGGTAAGGAATATGAAATTACAGCCGTGGAAACAGATGGAGATGCTAAAGGCCCACTAGGTATACTAGTTAAAGAGATAGATTGATGAAAGAACTAAATGAAGAAGGGTTTGAGGTTATTGATGGCAAACCCGTTAGATTATATGAAATTAGATTTACTGGTTCTATCATTCTGGAACCAGAAGAAGCGGCTTCGATCGGTTCAGGCGACCAGATTTCTGCATTTGTTACCGGTCGAGTACAGCCGCCAAAGTTTTCACAGGTAGCAAAGACCGGAGAATACAAAAGACAAAACACTATTAAGCTTGAAGCTTTAATTCCGGTTGGAGTTGAGCAAGCATCATTTATATGTGACAATCTAGGTGTTAGTGTCAATGGTGTTAACGAAGGTATTATTGAAACTATTTATGTTCTTCCAGAAGAGGAACAGGATCTTGGGTTTAATCCAGAAGAGGGAGTTTTATAATGGCAAATACTTTAGGTATATTGGACAATTCACCCATTTTTGTTCATGCATTGGAGTTTGGTGAAAATGAAATAACCTTTCATTTTCAGGAAAACCGTGAAGTTGGTGACACTGTTATGGTTGCCAGGACAATGAGAATTCTTTTAGACACAGAAGAAAAACAAGAAATGTATCTTAGATTACAAGAATTTTCTTGTTACTTTATTGATTCGGGATATGTTGAACTTAGACACCCCGACCCACCTACTGAATGAAGGTTAAGTGTGCAAATTGCAAAGAGTTTATTGATAAATCTGATGCTATTCCTCGCGGGATTAGTAACTTCTGTAGTACTGCTTGCTTATTTGCAAAAGCGAACAAAAGCAAAGAGCTTAAAAGAACAAAGCCTCCCACCAAGGTTAAAGACATACAAGTCAACAGAAGACTGGTATCTGATGAACTGACTGACGAAGTTCGTCAGCATGTTCTAGAGTTTGATGGATTTAAATGTAGACTATGTGGTCGCAGTAGTAGTAATTTAGTTTTTCATCATGTCATCTACAAGTCGGATGTTCGAAATAAGAGATGGCAAGATCAGATATCTAATGGAATTACATTATGTAATAGACCATGCCATCTTAGCGTGGTGCATGGTAATAAGAAAAGGTTTCAACCGCTTTGTTTGGGTATTATTTGGTTGAGAGAAGTTGAGAGAGATAGACATACAACTATCTACGATTTGGAAAAGAGATTACAAAATGTATGATAAAGAAACTTTAGAAGAATTAGAGCTAGAAATTTCTTCTTTAACAGAAGAAGATTTGGTTGAGTGGACTAATGAGAGAAAGTATTTTTCCGTATTTGATTTCAACGTGTACCAGAACTTGACTTTGAATTCAGCAGTCTATCCAAAAGCTGGCACCGGTGCAATTGAAGCTTTGTCTTATTGCGGCCTTGGTTTAGGTGGTGAAACCGGAGAGGTTCTGGAACATCTGAAGAAGATACAGCGGGACAACAACGGTGTTGTATCACCAGAACGCCGTGAGGCACTCTCTAAGGAGTTGGGGGATATTTTATGGTATCTTGCCAGGGTAGCCTCAGAACTAGGCTTAGAACTCAATACAATCGCTCTGAATAATATTGATAAACTTCGGGATCGTATGGATCGTAACGTTATTCATGGAGATGGAGATAACCGTTGAGTTTTACCGTAGAAGATTACAAGCAAATATATGAAGAAGAGAAACCATTTGCTGATCGTTTGGGAGATATACTCATAGATAAATTTAATCCATCTAGCGTTGCGGATTATGGTTGCGCTAATGGATTGTATTTACAACCCTTCTATAAAAGCCAAGTAAAGATTCACGGATACGAAGTTTCGAAAGACGCTTTGGATTATCCTGTGGTGCCGAGATACTATCTCTCACTTATTAATGAGACAGATGTATTTGTTGGAGAAAGATTCTTTGATCTTGCACTATGTTTAGAAGTAATGGAACATATCCCTGAACAGTTTGCTGCATTAGCTGTTTATAACCTCACTAGTCTAACCGAGACTATCATTTTTTCAGCAGCGCAACCCGGCCAGGGTGGTAATGGACATATTAATTGCCAGCATAAAGATTATTGGATTGACTTATTCGATAAGTTTAAGTTCTACTCAGACTATGATACTGCAAATGAGATTCTTAAAGAAGTTAAACAAGGTTATCACATGGGTTGGTTTGTAAATAATCTGATAGTATTAAGGAGAAAATAGATGATAATCATGTTGTACGCATTTGGTTTGATTAATGGTTTCATTCTTGGAGTTGTTAGCATGAGAGATTCTAATGTTAAACGTGGCAGTTTTTTCAAAGAAAAAGCAGATGATCCAGAACAGTGGTTACTATATGTTCTTTATGGGCTTGTTGTGGGTATATTCTGGCCAATCTCGTTGTTTGTTTACGGGTTAAGAAAATTTATTATTATAATGGAAAGTAAAAAGTGACTAGACAAATAATGGACCCACAAGAGTTTAGAGATGAAGGTTTCCTACAGGAAGTTAATCGACAATTCTTTCACCCACTCGGCTTAGCTATGGCGGTGATGGTTGACTACGGGTTGGACGAAGATGGCCTTATGTCAGTTTCTATTTGGGATGAGCGAGATGATCCAGAGGGATGGTTCTTTGCCGAGGGTGAGATTGATGATGCTAAGGCTCAAAAGGTTGATGACCTTAAAGCCTCAAAATGGCTGTTGAGAAATAAGCTTCTTGGACATACTGGACCACCATTAGAAGAACCAATTCAGGGAATTAATGAGGTTGTAAAATGAAATCTATTCAAGATCAAGTAATAGAAGATTTAGAACATCGTAAACAACTAGGTTTAAGCACCTATGGAACCTTACTGTATCCTCACAATGGTAGGGATCAGTTACAGGATGCATACGAAGAGGCATTGGATTTGGCATGTTATTTAAAATCTGCTATGATAGAGAGAGATGCTAATGAGGGTTGATTGGAGAATACAAGATGGGGTTTTGTCTGGGGGGATTCTCGGTACAAATATTTTCGTAGACATCGCCCGTGAACGAGGCATCTTCGAAGCTATACTTGGAACCCAGGGTTATACTGATGGACCAGAAGATCCGTTCTGGTATCGACAGCTAATAACCAGAAAAAAAGATAATTCTCTTCTAGAGTTAATGAATTGGGCTGAGGAAGAATTAAAGTTTAGGAGTGGTCATGGATAATTATTTAATCAAAGGTCGCGTTACTAAAACAGAAGTATATGAATATAATTTTAATCTTTTTAGAATTGAAGTTAACTATCAACTTCATGGAGATACTCCAAGATCTACCTCTTACCTTATGCCGAAGACTTTGACTCCACCTATAGTTGGACAGGAAATAGAGATTAGGATTGGTAATGGGTAATCTGCCAATCCTAAGCAATGTTTTACATGTCATCAAATAGCACTTGAACCATATTTAGATTCGTTAGGAATAGAGAGAATATGAATTATATAGTTGAGATACAACCATGGAGCGGAGCCTATAACATTCCTTACTCTAGAGAGTTGGAAGATGAAATAGCAAAAACTGTGGTAGAATGGATTCAAAAAAATGTTGAGCACCCCGGCAATTGGGTAACTCACATAACAGCACAAGATAACAATGGTATTCCTTATACCTCTGGAGCGAGAATCAATTAATGAGTTATGTTAATCTACATTGTCACACATCATACAGCCAGCTAGATGGTGCATCGAAAATACCCGAGCTAGTATCCCGAGCCAAGGAGCTTGGGATGCCAGCCGTTGCATCAACAGATC